TCCACGCCTCAACGTGGAATGAAGTAGCCGGCCCCTCCCAACGGTTAGGAAGATGGGGGAGTCGCAGGAGGGGGACGGGCTTATGGAATGTTGGGATCTGTCTAGGGCTTGGTTTACATAATGCATTATCTTTCCGCTATTCCGCACTATGTAAACTCCCCGTGTAGTTCCCGCCGTCTCTGCTGCGAATGCCTTTTACAATACAGAAACAGCGGCAGGGGAGCAATTAAAGTCACTTGCTGAGCATTCCGTTATGTTACCCGAGAGAGCCTGCGTCATTGCGGAGTCCATCGTGGACTCCTCTGCGGTCTCGTCTTCCCCCTCCTTCAATAGCTCTTTGGGCGCCTTCTTCCCCAGCTTCTTCGCCATCTTCAGCATCATCTTCCGATCTTTCTCTGCCTGCCGCATAAATCCGTCGATATAGTCTTTATAGACGTTCGTACGCACCTTTACGACGTATAAGAAGAGCTGATAGACCAGGTCAGGCCCGTTCTTCGGATACCTCTTGAGGAGGTCTCGAATTTCGCTATGTACTGCCGAATCAGTACAGACTGGAAGTGCCTTTCTTGGCTCGTAAACCTTCATGAATCAAAAAAAGGGCGGCAGAATAGCGTCACTCTCCTCCTTGTCAAATACTATTTACGGGATTTAGCAAGAGGCCTTGGGAGGAGAAGGGGGAAGTGCCGCAGCTGGAAGCAGAAAGAAAGAATCTGTCTCCATTTCCCGTTCTCGATCCTTTTTGCATTTTCCACTCTATAACTACACCCCTGCCATGCGAAATACAGCCACTTCTTTCGAGTGAACCCCTCCTCTCTAGTCCACCAGCTTATCTTTGGAGTCTTTTGTACTCTACTCTTTTGAGGGCGCTTTTTTTGTATGCCATCTTCATCCGCACCCTCGCCGCCCTCAATAGAGTCCAGCATTGCCAGCAGCCTATCTTCACTCTTCATCCCTTCGGGGGGAATCCGGCTTGGGAGTCGAGGTATTCGAAGACCGCATCACGCTCAAATGATTGCCAATGATCAAAGGGGCGGGGGCCTTTTCGGCCTCTCTTTTCCCAGTCTTCTCTTTCCAGCTCCCTGGCCCTCTCCCGAATCCAGTCGGGGGGCTTCTGCTTGAGGATGTCTAAGAGAACGGAGCCACACTCGGTACACACCCTCTTCACTTCCACCATGGGGTAGGTGCTGAATTCAGAATGCGTCCGCTCGTGCTTACAGCTCTGGGGGGTCACGAAGGGGCCGCTGTCGTTGTCCTGGTAGTCGCTCATGCTGAGGGAGGGGAAAGACGGCAGGGGCAGGCACGAAACTCAGAGAGCTGCTTGTCGATGGGTTCGTCCTCTCCGGTCTGTCTGGCGAAGCCGTAGATTGAGAGCAGAGTGTTCCCGCAGTGTTTGCAGGTGTACCCCTCGATGAACATGAAACCGTAGGGCTTCACGTCCTCTGCCTTCGGTGTGGGGGCGGTCATGGGGCCTGGAGGGAACGGATCTTCTGGAGGACCATAATCGCCAGTTGCCTCTTCGTCTCCATCGACATCAGATACTCTTCCCAGTCCTCATAATCTGGTTCCGTTTCACCATCAAAGTCATCATGTTCAATTTCAATGTCCTCCAGCGCCTCTACCGCCATCTGGAGGACTGAATCCACTTCGTCACTGCGTTGCTTCTGGGCTAATCCCTCTCGTCGAGAGACGTTGAACACGGAGTTGTTCAATAAACGCAATTCCTCATTGGCCTGCTCCAACTGGCGGATGTAGGCGAGGAGCTTGGGCCATTCCGGGAAGTTCTCGGACACCTTCAGGTCGTAGCTGCCGTACTCGCCGATCTCCGTTAGGAGCTTCTGGATCTCTTCGGGCTTCATGGGGTCTGAAGGGAACGGATCTTCTGGAGCGCTATGTCAGCGGTTGTATTTATACCGTTGTCGTACTCGCTCTCGTAGAAATCCAGCGCCTCCACGGCGATCTGAAGGGCTTCTGCGATGGCGGGGAAATGCTTCGTGACGTGCTGCCAGAATAGATACAACGATTCCGGGACCTCTCGGCATTGCACTGTCTTTTCGGTCCGGGAGACCTTCTTGCCCGTCTCCATGAAGTCTTGCAGCTCCTTAACAATTTCGATGATGTCCTGAGGGGTCTTCATGGGATGAGGAGGGAGTGAAGGAAGGCAATGGTCTCTGGGGGCTGGGAGGAGAGAGGCTGGCCGAGGGTCCAGTTCCCCAATGCTTCACCGTCCGCTGCATAGAAGCACGCCTTCTCGTCGATGGTGCCGTGGATCTTCCAGTCACCGTACCTGGTGTGGACGCCCTTTGCGCACGCTGCCCTCAGCACGTCTTCAAAGAGGATGGGGCGGAGACAGTCAGCATCTTCGTCATTTCTCGTAACCAACTCTTTGCCGCACCTCCGACACCAGCCGTGATAACCCTCCTCAATGTCAGATTCGGAATGGCGCCTGTTCACGATCTCCGGCACCGCCTTCACGATGGCCTCTGTTACTTGTTGAAGCTGTGAGGCTTTGAGTTCTTCGAGCTGGGTCTTCATACGAGGATCAGAACGGAAATGTAGAGGGTGAGAAGCACGGCCACGGAGCCAAACAGTGCGATGAGAAAGTCTGGGGTCTTCATTCTGGCTGGGGGAACAGTTCGGAGTACTTCTCGTCAAGGTGGGCGTCATAGTCCAGGATATTGGCGCACTCGGCGTTGTAGCCTTCGCCCGTGATATCCCATCCAGCACGGAAGCCCTTGCGTCTCTCACGGTCGATGATCCCCTGGATGAATTGAACGAAGCACGTCTGACAAAAATACCATTCGTCCATGTCGTCAAATTCTGGGGAATCGGGGTTTCTGTGAGTGCATTCTCGAACGAAACTTCCCTCAAACTCCAGAATCTCGTCTCTCAGGGTGCGGGGTGCCGACAGAATATCGTCGTGCAATTCCTCGGCGCTGGCGGAGGACCAGCCGTCGGTCTCCTTGGACCTCCGCAAGATCTCCGCTTCCTCATCAGGCGTCATGCCGTTCTCGGTCAGGCCGCAGCATGGGCAGACTTTTGACTTGGGCTCACTGGGCATTGGTCTGGGGGGAAACAGCAGCAAGGGCGGCGAGGCAGCGGGTGCGGAGGTCAGAATTAAACTCCGGGGGGTAGTAGTTTGGTCCTCGATTTCCGATCTTCAGTATCTCGTCCACGAATCTCCAGAACACCGACGTACGCTCCATCAGCTTCTCTTCGACTTCTCGCCAGTGGTTCCAGTCGGTGAGGGGGTTCCAGTCTCTACAGTCAGAGACCCACCAATGATTTTCTGGCCGCTTCATATCGAACCATGACCCCTCCTCCATCTTCCACCCCATCACATGGGTGGCGACTTCAGAGATGAGCTGTTGATCGGTGAGTTCTTCATGCAGCATGGATGAGATCGGAATGAAACGCACGATGGTGCCTCCGGCAGAGCCATCGCACCGAGAGCGGCTTCGTGTAATCGTCGTGGTGCGCCTGAACGTTGAGACTTCCGCACTCTTCGCACGGGCTTTTCATGAGGTCTCCACGCCGGAGAGCATCCTTCACCTTCTCGTGCGCCCACCTCTTCTCAGGGTGTCTAGCGGCGTACGCTCTGGCCTTGCGGTATTCGGCGCCACGTCCCGCTTTCGTCCGGCTGTACTCTGCCTGTTGGGCGAGGATCTTCGCCTTGTGCCGCTGGTAGTACGCCCGATCCCATTTCTTACGCTTCGTGGCGACGGCTTCGATCAGCTCTGAGTCGGTGAGTTCACTCTGCATGGGGGTGGGGGGGATGGCTTCCGGTAGAGGAAATCTAACGCTCTTGCGATTCCGGCCAGCAAACCTTCTGTCGGATCATCGCCATTGCGCACTCCAAGTTCGGTTGCCGAGAAGCGGACAAGTTCCTTGGGGCCATCCACGTCGTCTTTCCGCATCACAAACGCCCAGTCATCATCCTTCGTTTCCTCGTAGCCGTAATAGAACGAGAATCCGCCGCCAGAGAGTCCGGCATAGTCTCCTGCTGCGTAGTGGTTACTCATGGGGTCGGGGGGATAGGGCGGCTTTAGCAATCTTCACGATTTCGTCGGCAGCTTTCGCATCCAGGGGCTCGTAGTCGTGGACCTCCTTCTCGTAGAAGACGATGTCATGCAGAGACTCCCTATACCTCTTCTCCCGCTGCCTCGATGCGTGGAGCTGGGCCAAGAGCCAAGGAACGTGAGTGGCAGTAACGAACAGCTTCTCGTCGCTGAACGAATAGAGGTCCGTCAGGTTCCCACACTCGCTTTCAAGCGCAGCGATTCTCTTCTCGATGTCGTCGGGTTCGCCACCGGCTGTGAATCTGAACGCTTCACCTTCCTTCAGCGTTCCGGCGGGAATCGTGAGTGTGTGGTCCTCGGGCTCGGTGGGGAGGAGGTCACAGCGCCTCTGACATTTCTGACAGGTGTCAATCGTAGAGGAGTAACAAGAGCATGGCTCAGAGGTCACGGGAGCCCGACAGCAAGCCGAACGGGGTTCGGCAACGTCCGAAGCGGAGAGGTGGGTCATCGCTTGAGGCAGGAACAAAATGGAACGCCCATGCACCCCTCTGCACCTGAGGAGTGACAGTCACACCAGCAGGGATTCTCGGGCTTTGCGTTGCAGCCTTGGCCCATGCAATGACAGGGCTTCGGGGCCGGTGCTTTCTTTTTGGGGGTCATAAACCTATGGAATAAACGACTGAGCTTAATAAAACTAAAATGACCCCCACTGCCATCAGGGCCTCAACATTTATCCCTGAAAACTGGGAATGCTTCTTGCTTCCCCTGCTCTCCAGCCTGATGATCTTTTCAAGAATGTAGGGTGAGGTCCCCAGCTCTGTTGCTATTTCTTCGGCTTTCGACTTATCCAGCCAGAACAAATCATAATCAGTCGAATAGCTGTTCTTATATTTCTGATACAGCTCTTCATCAGAGAGGTTCTTGCATTCGGTACGGATGGACTTGGACATGGATTAGGGGGTGAAAGAGAAGATTTCTTTGAGCTTCGTCTTATGTTCACTGAAGATGGATTCCATGGTGTAAGCAGTGTCTCTCGTCCTGTTGTAGTGAGAGATGACGCCCCAGACTCGCATGCACTCCCCATCAATGGCTGCGCCGATATGGTCTGGTATTTCCATTAATTAAAGTCGTGAGGATTCGGCTGAAGACACTGCAATCCAAGCCCCCTCCACATCTTCACCACCTCCTCCCGGTCATCGATCACGAACTCAATGTTCTTGCCTTGGAGGTGCTCTAAGAAGATGGCCTTCTTTACGACATGGTCAGGCCTCCTGTCTCCATCCTTCCGCATGAAGATCGTGTCGTAGGTGACTCCGTATTTCTCTAGCCATGCCAGCGTGTCATCCAGGCATCGCTCCGGCCGTGCCGTCACAATGCTCACGTCATAGCCACAGAGATAGAGAGTCCGTACGAGATGGACGCACCAGTGGTGGGCTGGGTCATTAATGGCCTCTTTGAAGAACTGATCCCAGTCCTTCTTCTTTGTTCCGGTTACAAGATGGATACGGCTCTTGGGATTAGAGAGTGTGCCATCGAGGTCCACAATGACGCACCGCTCCACATCAATAGGAGCGAACTCCATCTCGCCAAATCCCGGTAGGGGAGAAGAGAGGGCTGGGCTCATTTGGCGGCGGGAAGGAGCTCTGGGTTCTCGTAGATATTCCCTATCACCTCCAGAGCCTTAACCTGCCCCAACAGATGATCGGTAAATGTTTCATCGCTCGGGGCATAGCATTTCTTGTGCCACTGTACGTGATGCCCACTAATCTGCGGGTAATACTCGCCGTCCATATCATAAAAGTTTCCCCATTTGACCTCTCCGATATCTTCCCCCGCCGGGAATCTGTCAGCGACGATATCCCCCTCAAATATCTCCACCCCGTTCTTGTCCTTCAGGCCGGTGGATTGCATGATGACCCATCCATAAATCCCAATTTCTTTTTCACTCGCAATACCTCTCTCCTCAAACCAATAAAGGTAATCACCAAAATTGTCCATCTCCTTATTGTCTATATTCCACCCTCTGAATCGCAGCGGCGTCATATAACCTTCTTGAGGAAATGTGCGATTAAAAGAGCCTCTGCCCTCCCGTCATGCTTCTTCTTCGTAATGTCAGCCTTGGGGTAGAGCTTCTTGGCAAGGGCGATGGCATCCTCCTTCTTCTCTTTGGAGGTAGCTTTGGCTTCTCCCTTCGCCCTCTTCTCGGATAGCCCTAAGTACTTCTTCCATGCACTTGGCTTCGTTCTGTACATCGTCACCTTCAAGGCTGCGAGGATGCCCCAGAGCGCCCCAATTGAGAGGAACGTGCTCTTGGTAGAGGCACTGCTCTGACTCGGCATCGCAATGCCGTCTTCAATCATGGCGAGGACTGGAGCGTGTTTCACGAGGATCATCTCGAAGAGATCAACGAGCCTTGGGAGGTCGTAGTACCCCCGATTCATCTTTCCCTCCTTCACGTGGTAGACAGGGAAGTCATGGATCTCCGTTCTGCCGTCAGGCATTAGGAGAGCCACTGCCCCGTTCTGCCCCGGGTCGATGCCCATGAAGGTGAAGGTGGAGCTCACTTCTGATTTACCTGGGAAGCCTTCACCTGGCTCTGGCGCAGGAAGAAGGAGAGCTGCTTATTCTGGTTGCGAATGATCTGGAGAGCGAAGATGGACCCGTTGTCGATCTTGTACTTCTCACGGAGCGTTAAGAGCTCATCATCGATAGCGAAATGGATGTGCTCTTCTAGAGTCTGAGGAGCCTTCTTCTCGGGTGCCACAGGAGGCTGCGCAACTGCGGGCTTCTTCTTTTCGACTTTCTTCTTAGACATGGAGAAAGAAAATGAATGAATAAAGACAAGGTGCAAAAACACCGGACGCAAGTTCTCCCACCTGGGAGTCATGGGGGATGAAGGCCCCCGAAGATTCCACCGCCAGCAGTCAGACGCCGCCTATTCGGAGGATCCGTCGTCATGTACGGGTCACCACTCATCTACGTTTCGTGGCTCAGGAGTGGAATCATCTGGAGGTCTTTGAAGCCCCTTCCCTGCCGCCCGATCCCCCCGTGGGGGGAACTGATCAGTGGGCGGGAATCCAGAGTCGGGGCTCTTTAATAGGGGCGGCAGGGATTTGACGAGTAACAAGTGTGCTTTCGCTGTTGGGCTAGGACAGTCCTCGTTAAGCCAAAACTCGTATTGTCACCCTACATGTCTCCAGCCTTGCGAAGGCACCGTAATGCGCTCGCAGGCGATGGAGACTCGTTAGGCTCGACACAGCCTTGCGGCTGCCGCCCATTTTCCTAGCGTCTACCTATTCCGCCACGCCCCGTTTAAATACACTTTCAATGCGTCCGGTGCTTTCAAAGATCAGCAGCTCTCTCTTTGTAGAGACAGCCAGCTTCCTGAAAGCGGGACCGATGAAACGCTTAATTGCGACATTGGCGGCAGCAGTTAGGAAGTGAACATACTATAGCAAAAAAAGAGCGGACTCTCAATTGTCCGCTCCTTCGCTTCGTGTCCGAATGCTATTAACAGTCCGTGCACTTCTTCGCATCTTTGTCGTCCTCCTTCTGGAGGTCTTTGGCAATCTCGACAAGGCGAGCTCTCACCTCCTCTTTGCGCATCTGATCTTCAAGCCAGACTCGGATGCCGGCATCGGTGATGTTGCCACAGTCATCCAAGAAGTTCTGCTTCTTTAAGACCTTCGTGTCTGCGTCGGAGAGGAAGTTACGGAATTTCTTTACGAGATCTGTACAGGTGCCCATAAGAAAGGAAAGGGGGGAAGGGGTAGAGAAAGAGACGGTACAAGTGCCGTCGTAGCTGACTGATGCGATGGCCCAGTCGGAGAAGCCGGAGTATGTGAAGTTGTTGTAGTACGGTTCTGCCATACACTTAACTATTGGAAGATGATTCTTTTGCTTTTATATCGTTTGACCACCCAAGGAGCCCGTAACCGGCGACATCCATCCACGGGCTTTCTCCTAGGGCATCCTTGTCCGTAGCAATTCGAAATTGCTTATCCAGGACTCGGATTTGGGTGAGAACATCGTCGTATTGATCGGGCCGGATGCCTTGCGGGTACATAATCTTCAAAACTGCCGGAGTTTTGCCAAAGCTATCCCCATAAGCCTCGTTTTTCTCCTGCACTAATTCGCCGACTTCGATCCCAAGATCCCTATAAGGCTTCTTGGTCGGCTGGAGATCGACGGGGTCGGCAGTGTTCTCCATTAAAATAGATGGGGAGCAACTTCTTTCGTTACCCTGTATGTGTAGGTGCGCAGCATCTTGAAGTCGATCTTCGGAGACTCGTACTTCTTTAAGATGTTCCACGTTTCCTCTGTCACGATGTTGTGGAAGACGGTGTTGAGGAGGCGGGGAATGAGCTTCGAGCTCCATCCATCCTCTAGCTTGATCTTCTCGTATTCCTTCTCCACAAGAGACTTCGTGACGAACTCCTTTGCAATCTCTTCTTCAAGGAGCTTCTGTCCGGTTATCGCTGCCAACCGGAAGGCGTGAGCGTGAGTCTCTTTGAACTCATTGCGAATGATCTTTGCCCAGGTGGTTCGATGGAACTTGTTCTTGAAGGCGTAGTTCTTTATAACGATGCCTTCGCCGAATCCTTCTCCGTCCTTAATGAGGAAGGTGTTCTTCTCTAGCATTTCCTCGAACTGCTCTAGAGTGCCATTCGTGATCTTGCAGAGCGCCGGAATGTAGTCGAGGCCGGCGGCCTCAAGGAGGGGTTTGTACTCTCCGTAGGGCATGAAATAGATCTGCTCGTCATTTCCGCTCTCTCTTGTCACCGTTGCGACATCAAAGATGTAGAACTTCCTCCAGGCCTCCTCTCTGTAGGTCCTAAGCGAGTGGGGGACGAGCCACTCTCCAAAGAGGCGCAATTGTGGATTGTTCTCTAAGAATTTCACAATCTTTTGATTCGAGACCGCATAGGCGCAGAAGCCAGCATTGTCACTGTCGAGTGATAGCGTTCTGTTGCGGCTGCCTGCTCTTAGCAATCCCTCTTCGCTCCACAGCTGGGCGTTCGTGCCGTCGATCTTCGGGAAGACATAGCACTCGCCGAACTGGATATCCTCCACTTCATCCGTGCCGAATCTTTCAAGGTGCGGGTACTTCTTGAACATCAGAACTTCGGGGTAACAAACACATCCAGCCACTGATCCTCCGGCAACATCTCGTCGAAGTAGTGATCGAAGAGCTTCTTTTTCAGGAGGAACGCCTCTAGGTAATACTCGTATTCAGACTTCGTCTTTCCCTTCTGGTAGGGGACATCACGGCGCACGTAGACCGGCTTGTAACCCTTTCTCGTCGGCGTTCCAAACGGCACTACAACTCCGTGGTACTTCAGCCCCGTCTCTTCTTCCAGGGCGTAGATATAGGCTGCATCCTGTTCCAGATGTTTCGACGTCGCAGATTTCGATGACTTGTGATCGTGGACGAAGAGTTGCCCCTTCTTGTAGTCGTCAGTGTCCCTGGTCATTTCTAGGCCGAGGTCTGCCCTCCCGCCGTAGCCAAGTTCCCAAGACTGCACTGTTCGCTCCATCCAGAGGATGTTCGGTCGATGCTCCTCGAACCAAGCTTTGAAGTTGAGGAACTTCTTCCAGACAAAACCGGAGATACCCTCCGTCCATTCGATCGGGGTGGGGTCCTTCAGCAACACTCGATTCAGATAGAGCTCTATCAGCGAGTGGAGCATGGTCCCTTCAGCGGCTTTCTTTTCGAGGAATTTCTTGTAGCCGTCGACTCCCCACAGTTCAATGAATTCGCTTTCCCACTGGTCCAGAAATCCCTTCTCACGGACGAAATCCAGGATAGTGGTGACAGAGGGGCCCTTCTTGCTCTCCCCGGTCTCCGGATGGACGAGCGGATAGAACCTCTTGTCTACGAAACAGCGTTTCTGTGAAAGATCGACAGGACTCACTTCGTTTTCTTCGAAATACCGTAAATCTGCGCAAGGTGCAGGAGCTTTAACGTGTGCTCCTTGCCCTGCAGGTCTTTGATCTTCATCTCCTCGCCGGCCCACTTGTTGATCACTACGGTCTGCCCGTCCGTGAGAAACTGTGAGGGATCCGGACAGTCCTTGTACGTTCCGCCCCTCCCGACGGCAACGACAGTGGCCTGTTCCGGCATCTCGTCATTCGCTGCTGCCGTGAGGACAATGCCCGACGCCGTCACCTGCGTCTTGTCTAAAGGCTCGACAAGCACATGGTCACCGAGCGGGCTAAATTCTACCTCAAGCTGCATGGAATGAACGGTTAGGAAGTGCGAACATCTTAGCACGCTTCGACATTTTTTTCAATTTTCTGCATTTGCGAGGAACCAATATTAATTGTCTTGTGGGAATTGGAACCACAACTGCGCCGTGCTAGAATGCGGGGACTTCCTAACCACTATTCGCCATGCTGCAGAAGTTTCTGACAGACATTTCACTTCCCGGTTGCGTCATCCAGGCAGGCCCACTGAACAGGGTCGATGCTTGTATAAAAAGCTGGTCTCCTCAGGAGCTCGAGAAGTTCGTGGAGGCAAATCCAAGAAGCAACTTGTTCTTTATGGCGGGGGTTAAAGACTCCCCGGGCATTAGGAACGAGAGGGCCGAGGATGACGATATCAAGCTCAAGAACTATTTCTACTTCGACTTCGATATCCGCAAAGGCTCGCCATATCTTGAAGACGAGGACATTGTCTACTGGGGCGAGAACACGCTCCCTGAGCTCCTCAGCGCAGATGCGGTCTTGGCGAAATGGAGATATATAATTTTCTCCGGGAACGGCATTCATGTTTACTACTTTGGCAAACAAGCCATAGAGATTTCAGACAAAAATGCCTGGAAAGAAGGCCTCCGGGTGCTCATCGAACAGGCGGAGCTGCTTACCGATGAGAAGCTTGATAATTCGTGTGTGAACGTTGCCCGTATCGGACGGCTGCCGGGATCCTTCAACCGAAAGCACAACCCCCCATCGCAAGTTAGGATCCTAAAGTTCCAGGATACGAAAATAAGTCTTTCGGAGATGGTTGCGACGGGGGAGAGACGTATCACTGAGAGGCGTGAGACTGCGGCTCAATCTTCGCCACCCGAAGACAAAGTTCGCAATGATACTTACAATGCTATCCAAAAGCTGCCGATAAGCGAGATTGTCTGCCGGGTAATGGGCTGGGAGCTAATGCCGAATGGCAAGAATTTCCGGGACCCCTCCGGCGGCAAGCACAAGGCCACTTACATAATTCCAGAACGAAATATCGTCATGCACGGCGGCTCTGACCACATCCCGAAGACTGCGAACGGCTTTGCGCCGTTCGAGTTCGTGAAGGCGGTGAAAGGCCTCTCCACCCGAGACACGTTCTTCTGGTTCAAGGACCACTACCCGCAGGTCAGAATCGACAAGAAGCCTGGGGCCGAAAACACCTCGTACGGCATCGAGGAGATCCTGAAGGAACTCCAGTCCTCCCCGCCGAACTGTCTGCACATCAATCCGGAGCTCACCCCGTTCCGGCTTTTGGCTCGCAAGAAAGTCACCCGCATCGGGGCGCTCTTCGGCACCGGCAAATCCAAGTTCGGCTACTTCCTAGCAGACCAGCTGCTTCGCAGTGGCTACCGGGGCATTATCTTCTCGACCGAAGTGGACACCACCGAAGTCCTGGCCCACCTGATCTCGATCCAGCTTGGCTGCAAGTACATGGACATCCTGGAGCAGAAGCGAAGCCCGTCAGAGGCATCGCTGCAAATCTATTCTGGCCTGAAGATTTTCGACGTGCGTCACACCAGCAACTCCCTGCGCCAGATGGAAGACCTGATTGCGAAGGCGAAGACCGACGGGGGCGTGGACTTCATCATGCTGGACTACAGCCAGATGATCGACATGAAGCCCGAGGTTTACAACTGGGCCAGAGAGTACGGCAAGAACCTGCAGTCACTCGCCCAGCGGCATGACGTTGCCATCATCGACGTGTGTCAGCTCGGCAAAGAAGGCTTAACCGACCTGCACGAACAGCAGGGCTATATCCCGTTCGAGGGCGGGGGGCCGCTGAACCAGTCCGCAGACGTGTCGATCCTGATCAGCCGAAACAAGTCTCTTGGCACCTACGACCCGCACTGCATCGTCGATGTTCGCAAGAGCAAGACGCTCCAGCGTCGTGTGAGATTGAACATGATCTACGACTGGAAGCATTCGTCCTTCCGACTTGAGGGGTCTAGCGATGACGCTGCGAACGTGGCGCACGCACTACAAACAGGCAAATAACCTCGAACAAAACATGTATGCCCTCTGTTGACTTAAACAGCAGAGGGCGTATCTTGCTAATGCTTCCTAACCGCTGTCACTAGTGCGACGGAAGCAAAGTGGTGCTCCCGAGCAACGAAGGCGTAGTAGCCTTCACTGCATTGGCAACAGCCATAGCGGTTAGGAAGTTACTGCGGGGGCACCACTTTTTTCGACGTGTTTAAGAGAAAATGAAGAGAGAGAAGAAGAAAGAAAAGTACCAAAAGAAAGAAGAAGAGAGAGAAGCAAAAGAGAAATACTTAAAACCCCTCTTAGGGTTTTAAGTATCTAGTATAAAAACAGTTTAATAACAGTATTAATTTTTCTTTGGTACTTTCTTTTTGACGGGCCCACAACGGCGCAACTCTTGGGACAGAGAGCAGGCGTCATTGCGGGCTCGTTGAAAAAAATAAAGAACTGTGTTACCTTGAGCCTTAACTTCCTAGCCACTATGTCGAACATCAAACCCGAGCTCACAGAGCGTGAGAAGCAAATTCTCTACGCCGTCAGGATGATCCAGTTCCGGTTCCGCTTCTCACCCACGCAAGCGGACCTGGCCGATTTCCTCGGCGGCAAGGACAAGGCCTACGGCATCAAGCTCAAGGCACTCGTGAAGAAAGGCTACCTCGAAGTGACGCCAGACAGAGCTCGCAGGAACAGGCGGCTGTTATTCCCCCGGGGCATCACGTTCCCGTGGAACGACTCTCTGCAATTCCCGACAGACATCTTCCCGACGTTCGAAGAAATTCAGCAGATGGGAATTCAGACGTACGCCAGTCCACCACCGCCACCTCCGCCCCCCACACCAACACCAGATGCTGCCAATTGAAGACGGAGAACTAGCGCACTCACTGGTGCGGATGGGATACAAATACACTGAATACAGAAAAATCGGGACGTTCAACAAGCGTGAAGTTTGGGCATTCATGTTTCATAACAAACCTCGGATCCGTAAATTGCGAGATCTGTGGTTTTCTGATAATATCCGTCTGCCCTGAGAAGGGAGTAACTTCCTAACCCCACACGTTTTATGAAGGTCCAAGATCTTTTCAAGCAGGAAGACGGGACGTATTTGATGAACACTCCCCGCCGCCTGACGATTGCCCATGTCCCGTCTGCTGCGAAGGACGGAAAGTTCGGAGCGAAGTATCCGTTCCGTCTGACCTACAACGGCGAGACGTATTTCTGGGACCTCAACGAGGACCAGAAGAACCGCCTCATGACGAAATACAACTACGACCCTGCGACGAAGCAGAAGACGACCGTCCGCTGGACGGCCAAGGTGGGCGATGAATTGGATGTGCAATTCAAGCGAAACACGAAGGAAGGCGGACGAGATTACTACGATGCAGAGCCAACGCCAGAGACTCTTAGCCGTGCACCCTCGCTCACCCCCGCCGACGTCGAGTCTGCCTTCAGCAATGAGCCTGTCACGCATTACGCCCCCGCTACCGGCCGCAATCTGACTGGATCCGACTTCGGGAAGATCAAGAGCTACTGCGGCTTCCTGAATGCTCTTCTGTCCTCTGGCAACGTCGACTTCAATACCCCCGGAGGGGTAGAGAAGGCAAGAGCTATCGCTCTTACGGAGGCACAGCACGCAGAGACGCTCCTCGGCACGATCTAATTTTCTTCCGCTTGTTTCATCATGCATTTGCGTGAGCTTGAAAATACCGTCGTTCACCTCAAGACCGAGGCAGAGAGAGATGAGTACCTCCGTCTCTGTGAAGAGGGAGGGTGGGTATGGTTCGGGAACGGAGAGCGGCCGACTGAATACAGACCCGCTTGGGAGGTGTATGAAGATCAGCTGTGTATTCGTGCTGGGGACCCGCTCGAGTATACCGGGAGGGAGTGGTACAAAAACATGGGCTACCGCATCCTCACCCTCGCCGAATTCAAGAAAGAGCAGGGGATTGATAAGGACCCCAAACACCGATTTAAGGTGGGGGACTGGGTGGAGATCACCGAATCCTTCAGTGCCCCTGGAGTTGATTACATCTACCCAAGAGGAGCCAGGTGCCAGGTCTTCAGTGTAACCAATATGGGGACGATCCTCCGCCTTGCCCAGCCTGATGGCCTTGTGGCTTGGCAGATCTCTAGCGTTCCTCGGGAAAACTACCGCAAGTGCTCACCCCCCGAAGAGAAGTTTGCAAGGCAGGTGGATGAGTCCAAGCCTTCGGATGATGAGGGCTTCTACACCACCGACACTTGTACCCACTCCATACCCTCACCCGTCTCCTCTAATAAATATTCGTTTACTGTCTCCTGTGCATCAGGATCTTCAATTTCTTCTTCCCCATCCAAACGTATGTCTATCCGTTCTCTGTATCGTAACAGCAGACTCAGTTCCGAAGAGCGTGTCCTCCGTAAGGCCGACATTAAAGACGAAGACGGCCTCACCGAAGAGGGCACGGAACTTCTCTTAGAGCTCCTCGCAGACAAGCACAAGGCCGAGCTCGTTGCCGAGGCTAAGAAGATCATCAAGGCCCGCAAGGACGAAGACGAAGATGACGATGCGTAAGTTTCTAGTGCTTCCCTTAAGAGGGGAGCCAATGAAGCTTATGACCACCCCCGACAAGCAGAAGCTGCAGGTTATCGCTCTTAAATTCTTGGTGACAGGAATGTATCTCGAATGGATTCTTGGTTACCAGAGACAGCCATGACCACCGCACAAAAACTACAGGCGATTATCCGGGCTCAGGTGAAAGGGGGATACGATCTCTATGACGTGTTTGATGACGGCCGTGAAATATTCGTAGAGGAAACACGGTATGTGAAGTCGTATAGCCGCCTCTTCCCCGGAGCGGGCTCATCAGTATACATACTTGAAGGCCTCCTCGATCCCGCTGGGCTGAAGGCGGCGTATGGAGAGGAGAAGAATCGCTACGAGCCCTTCGATCCTGTTAAAGACCCCAGCACGGGCATCATCACAAACGCTCTCCCTGGCGATACGTTCGTCGTGGACCTCGGGGAAGAAGAACATGACTTTCAGCGGGTAATCATCATCAGCGTGGGCTGGCGTGAGGCGGCCCGACGGATTCTCGACGCCTGGCTAGCCACGGAGGGCAACGCTGCCAAGACCATCGACACGGCCTATAGCCTTCTCCCGAAAGAATGACCGACTCAGAAATCTACATGCTGATGGCGATGAGGGCGGGAAGTCATGCCGAGAGGATGTTCTGGACTAACAAGATGATGAAAAAGATCACCTATGACATTCAGAAGGCTCTTTCAGAGTTGCCCAAGAACGTACAAGACAAGTTGTTGAAGCCCTAAACCCCTATCTATCTCCTCCAGCCCCACGATGTTATCTTGCAGAGATGAGATGAGTTCCGTCCTCGCCGTAACGAACGCTGTTGCCTCGAAGCTCGACGCCATTGAGGCGTATCCAGAGCTGGCTTCCATGCCTGTGGATCAACTGGAGATCTGCGCAGATGCGTTCCTCGTGAAGATCATTGAATCCATCACGACAGCCATTGATGACAGGGGAGAGGTCTTCATCATCAATAACGATCCGACAGGCCTTGCTGGGTTTCTTTTCGAAGAGGGAATCCCGGTGCCCTTACCTGCTCTCGTCGCCATCGCTCAAGACATCGTGGAGCAGTTGCAGATGAAGGTTCTTGTGACTGCCTACCTCCCGGGAGGACAGAGGCTCTACTACGCCAAGATGGACGTGAGTCTCCTCTGAGTTACGAAACAAATGAAGAGTTCTGTCATTTGATCATTCGTAACTTATCTGGCATTATTCCGTCCACTTCCTAACCACTATTATGCAGTGTGAAGTGGATGAACTTGAATTAGACACAGACATGGAAACAGAAGAAGAGGGCTTCGCCGAAGGCGACCTCTCCCGCTTGGTCTCGCTCGAACACTCTTTCCGTGAGAGCGACATCGAGGCGGAAGGGGATCAACGACTCTTCGCCCCGGAATGGGACCGAGGAGTGAGGGATAGTGCCGGACGGATGCTGATTCGCATCTGAGGGCACAATAAAAGCCCCACCGTGAGGAGGGGCTTTTTACTTACTTCATGATTTCTACTTTCAGAGGACAGCCGTCTTTCGTAGCACCGCCAGGGCAGGCGTACTTCTTATCTGCGAGGACGGCGAGGCCGTCCATGCCAAGTCCTGCCCAGAGGTCAATACGCTTCTCTTTGATGGCCCCGCCCCTGTCGTGGCACTCCACGATGCCGTACATCTCAATCTTGAGCTTGGTGCCATGCGGGATTGAAGGGGGGCATGCTGCCAACGTGAGCGGTGCGTAATTGCGGACATCGCTTCCATCAGCTGTGTGATAGCAGTCGCCTGCGGTCCCATCTTTATTAAGCCCACAGTTCATCCGTACATCCTCTAAGTAGGTCTTGCCCATGTAGTAGCGAGGTTGGCCTACGATCGGGGAATAGTAGCGGGTGATCCTCCAGACATCGTCTGGGAGAGGGGCTGCCTTGTGTAGCGGCGGCTCTGGCTTCGGCTGGGGATACTTCGCCCCAAGCCAGTCAGAGAGTTTCTTTCCCGGGCACGCAGTTGCGCTGGCTTCTCTGTGGGGGATGACGTGCGTAACGGAGGGGTACTGCGCCTTAATGAAGGCGATGAGGTTCTGAAGCGCCGTGAGCTGCTCAGGGGGCGGGAGGTGATTGGTGAAGTCGCCTTCAAGGACGATAGCGAGGGACTCGTTATTGATGTCCTTTTCATCTCCCAGACATTGCTCCATCCCCAGGCCACAGCGGGTGTGGATGCTGCGCTCCTGGGGGCAACGGTTCTGATCAATCTTTCCTTTACTGTTGATAGAGAAGTGATAGGCGATATGGGAGCCTGTGCACCCCTCGGCGTAACCACGCCCAAGGTGAGCTCCTTCTATGACTGCTCGCTGGTCCTCCCTCTCTACCGCCGTGTGGTGCACGACGATTGTTGTCAGGGGTTTGATCAGGCCCCGAAGACTAAAAAATACGCCCCGGGGTCCTGACACACGAAGTCGGGAGACTTCCCGAATTCAGACATGAACCAGTTCTGGGAGTCTTTCAGCTTCTCGCACTCGCTCTTGTCTCCTTCGTAGCAGTCGAGCGTGCGATTTGCGATAGTGATGCAGCTGCCACGAACAGATTCGATGTAGCGCTGCTTAGCCGCCTCCAGTTCGCTTGTGGCGAATGTGCGGCCTCCGATGATGATGAAGAGAGCGAAAACAAACAACACCGCAAAGAGCGGCGCAATCTTTTTTAGCATTGGTGTGGGTAGGAAGAATTACACTGCGGCCTAATGGCCGAGCAAAGGGTAGGGCATTCCTTATTCAGGCTTTATCTCCTCCTCAACCGTAAAGCCGAGGGCTTGGAGAGCCTTTATATCGTTTAACGTAATCGAAGGGGAGCCCGTGAGAAATGAGATGGGCTCCCGGTGTGCGGTGGTGATGTACATGCGGATCTTTCCGTAGACGTTTCTCTTCTGATACTTGATGGTTGTTCCGAGCATGAGAGAGGTGGATGGGCGGGTATTATACCAGCATCATCCCGAAGTCCCGGCTCTCGAATCTGCGCTTTCTGACTTCGTCCATCTTCTTAGAAATGCGTTTGGCGACTTCGAAGTGGATGCCCATGCGGGCGAGCTCGACTAAGTACTGGCGGGCTTCTTTCTCCGTAGCCTGGACCGTCATGGACTCAATGGCGTGATAGGAGGCAGCACCGAGATCGGGGATGTGCTGATAGATCTTACAAGTTTCTGGGATATCGGTTGGGACCTCCGGGAAGACGACAACGATACCGCCCTGATGCACACCCTTCTTCCATTTACGGATGAGGGCTTTGACGGGGGGCTTGCGAATGACGTCCTCCTCGGGGGCGGGGAGTCTAATCTTGCGTCGGGGCATGCGGTGAAGTGGGAAAGTTCTGTGATACCGTACCATTGTATTTCGTAAATGATAATTGACGTGTCTCTCAAAGAGTGGAATTACCACAGATGTGGATCTGTCCACGCTTTACCTGCTCCGTCCAAACCTGCTTATGCTGAGGAGTCGTAGCATGCGCCTCAATGTAGGCGGAATAAGAGAGGCCAGAGGCTGTCGTGCCCTGGCAGAAGGTGAGGGGGACCAGATGACCAAAGACGAGGATTCCAGCGGTGAGGAGGGTAACCATAATGATAAGGGGGAGTGGGGAATTAGAAGATGAATGAAAAGAGAGACGAGACCGCAAGGGCGCAGAGCCCCATGAAGAGGGCAGGGCCAAAGGGGATGAATGGGGTTGGGGGTGTGACGAGTCGAGAGCGGCCTAGAAGCTCACGCCGAGACATAGAGAGCGTCATAGGCGGCATGGGATCCGGGACATCGTTTAAGAAGTCTTGGACAGTGCGATTGTTATTCATGGTGATTAAAGGGGAAGTGAGATTCAGCGAGAGCAATCACGTATCGGATATCCTCTGCAATGCTCACCCAATTGAAATGAACCGCAGCTGACGGACTCTCAATGGCGTCCTCGGCATCTTTGAGAGACATCTTCAGGCGCTGGAGGAGGATGGGAGCGGCGGCCATCAATTGCGCATCACTTCTGAGCTGGCAGATGGCAATGATGGGCTTCTCGTGCGTGAGGAAGGAGACAGGCTTATTCGGGGCCACGATGGCGTAGTTCAGGCCGTCCTCGTCTACGTGCCAGAGGCCGGGGGTAATGGGTTGGGGCATAAGCTGATGGGAGTAGCCCGTTCCGGTGGGAAGGGGCATAGAAGTTGGGAGTTGGGAGGAGCGACGAACATCGCCCAAAGAGTCCACGTCATTCGACATAGAGGGGGGATAAAGGAGGAGTGCGCAAATGCGGATTCGTTATTTCTTCTGCTTCTCGTAGACAAAGAGAATGTGCATCTGGTCGAAGATGTTTTTGAGGGCCTTTGCAGAGCTCTCGCCATGATCAAGCGTCAATGAGGTGGTGACAGTGAAGACCACGCAGGGCTCAGATCTGTGTGTTTTTCGGCCGATCTTGTAGCTACCACGGTCCAGGGAATAGGTGACGTGACCGTAGAGAGACGAGAGGTAGTCCAGGGCACGAGAGGTGCGTGCATCAAGATCGTCTAATTTGCGGCCGTGTTTGTCAGTCTTCACGTTCACGTAAAACTTAAAGGTGAACATACGAAAGAGGGAAAGGGAGGACGGAGATAAATGTTTGTATGAGTGAGGGGGCTTATTGCATCTTGAGCCAGGCTTCTTTGATGATCTTGTCTTCAGAGATGTCATGACCTGACTCCATCCTGCCCCACCAGGAGCCTAGGTCAGAGATGAGAACAGGTTGCCCGAGGGCTTCGAGGGTTTCGAGGAGCTTTGAGCTCACCACGATCCATTCAGTAATGTCTTGCTCGTCTTCGCCGCCATCTGGAGTTTCAACGTAGAGATTGCGGATATCATCGTGCGTTATGACCACGCTTTCGAGAAGGAGTAACACAAGGCTTGTCTGGTTCTGGTGTGCATGAATCTGAACGAATGCCTTCAGCTCTTCAGCGGTGGGAGGTCTCGTTTGCATTGTCATAGTCTAGGACGGGGAGGGGATTTACAGAAGATCAATGAACGGAGAGGCGAGCGGAGAGGGGCTCAAGTCGATAGGCCCGAGAGCCCCTGCGAGTACAAGCGCAATCAGCGCAGAACCATACAGAACGATAAAGAGACGAGACGTGAAGCACGTCATATAGAGAGGGGGTAGGAAGTTCGCCCGGATGGGCGTTCTTCCGAGGTCCGAAGGACCAAGGAAGTTACTCGTCCCACACAGGAATGTGGAACGGCAAAAAGAGGGAAGCGAAAGCGGCACCGAGTGGTGCAGCTTATTCTTCCCTCAGTGGCGACAAGAGCGAGGCAATGAGGACGATAGTCGTTCCTATCTCATGTGCTACGCTTGGCACGTAGCGCTCTCTAGTCCGATTGAGGTGTGCAGGTTGAGTCTTACGGTGTGACCTGCTTGGCGGTGATGACAACCAGAACGGTTAGGAAGTATCTTTAGTATATACCTCCTCCCTTGAGTGTCAAGGACAAAATATCAATAATATGGTATAATAGCTAAGTATAAAGAGAGGGGGATTGCAGGCTTTAGGCAAGTGTGGTACATAGGAGGAGAAATTTCACACACACGCACATTATGACGCCAGCTGGAGACGAGCATAAGTGGCCTGAGGTGGTGCCAGCGGGGAGTAAGAAGGGGACCCCGCCGCATACGCCACCCTACTACTACGGCGGCCACGCTCCTTTGGCGAAGGGGGCACGTATAGCTGATTTGGAGGCGAAATTGGGGAATGCGGCGCTCAAGCGTGAAATTGGAGCAGGAGTGCTCGATTACTGGCTTGGGATCTTGAAGAGAGATGTGAAAGACGACGTGAAGCACTCAGATCAAATGAAGGCATCAGAGAACTTGGCGAAGTTCGCAGAGCTCATAGGCAGCGACGCACAGAAGACCACCATAAACCTCTTAAGAGTCGATCCGGCTCATCTTCCAGAGGAAGAACTGCGACGCATGCTAGAGGCAGAGGAGAAGCAGAAGGCGAAGGAGAATGCAGTAGACGTGTGAGTACAACACACTTGTGTGTGAATGTACTTTCACTAATCTATATTATGTAAACAAATTGGCGAAAAGGCCCACAGTTGCGCAGCAGCAAGCCATGTTTGCAGTCCGGAATTGCACTTGTCTGTTTGTGTTTTGCCACCCCCGGTGTTTAATTGGAGCCACCCCCCTCACACAGCCAGAAATAAAAAATTAGAAATAGAGAGTCACTATTGCCTGCAGGACCACAGCGATCCCCACGAGCCCCGCTATGCGATTTGCTTGGGCTGTGGACGCTCTTCCTCTCTCCTCGCTCTCTAGAAGCGCACGACGATGCATCGCCGCTGTAACGACCGCAGAGGCCATCTCGAGGTGCGCTAGCTTTGTCGTGCCAGGTTGCGGCACCCACCCCTCTACCATCGCTATCTCCTCAGGCGTGAGGTACGCCTTCGCTTCTTCCATGAGCTTCCCGTTATTCAGCATGTTTCAAAAGTACCCCTCCCCCGGCAGGCAGGAAAGGGGTCCCATGTTTCTATAATAAATTATTTCTTCAGGAAGGGGAGGTAGTCCACCTCTTCCTTCTCTCCCATGAGCGCCTTCCACTCCTCAAGAGAGTAGCTTTTTACGAGTGTTTTTATGAAAGCCGAGGCTGGCGGGCTCGGGTACGTGTTCACAGCGTCGTCCCTGTAAACCGGAGCCCCAAACTTCATGCGCTGCCAGAACGGCTCCCGCCTGGGGGCGAGCACAAGTTCTCCATTCCCGTCTGCTCCCGTAGCATCCCGGGAATAATCCCAGACTGTAAGCCCCTTCTCAGGCGTGGCTTCACTGACGCCTATTATGCTGCAGAAATCACCTAATTTGGTCTCTTCGCTGGCCGTGGTCTCCTTCTTCTCTGCCGGGGGGCAATAGACCCCCCAGTCGAGATCGACACCTCCTGAGGAAATCCTCTTTGGCTCTTCTACGCCTGGCCACGAGAGCCCCTCCTTGAGACAGACAGCCTTGAGGAACTCAGCTCTCATGAGGAGGCGGTCTGCTTCGGTGTCGTTCTTGTAATCTTTGGTGGAGTAGCCAGTGAGTTTTTCGGAGAGCCAGATCTTCGCCGTCTTCTCCGTTGCCATCAGCGGTCCGCTGATCTCATTCTCTCTCACGAGGCGATAACCTCCGGAGTAGTCGATGTCGATCTTCACTGGCCCGATAAGCTCTCGCAGCTTCTCCCGCTCAAAGTCTGCGTATCTCTGCCAGGTGTTATCGTGATTCACGTAGATATCCGGGCGACCAAACGGCCGCCTTGTGTGCGCTTCTCGAACATCGAGATATTGGATGTCCCCAATCGGATATATCTTTGACTCGAGACAGATATACGGCTCACAGATCATGAAGAACGGGGGAAGAAATATCGAAGAAGCTTCTTGAGTAAGCACTTCCAGGCAGGGGCACTGAGAAGCGTCCAATGGTGTGCGCCCTTCCTCCACTTGCCGCAGAGCTTGTACCCCCTGAATTTCCACCTGACCCACAGAAGCCTGAAGGCCCTCCTCACCGTGACAATTTCTGGAGCGTACTCTTCAACACCATTCTGAAAGGGGGCGCAGTGGTCACACGCATAGAGATGAGTTTCGGTGACAAACCATCGGGCTCTTCCAAACTCCCCGTAACACGTATCACAGGGCGTCTTAACCGACGGATGAAGGCCAAGACAGGGCATTAGGCAAAAGGGTTCTCTGCCTCAACCACAAGGAGAGTGATACAGAGACGGAGGAGATCGATGGCGATGGGGTGTGCAGCCTTCGCCTCTTCGTTTAAGAGGATCTCTTCACATCGCTTCTGGATGCGTTCCAGATCGCCCTCAGAGATCGCTTCGATCACCTGCGGGTACTTCTCGAGCACGTCCATGTGGACACGGGCATAGACCTTCTGCTTAACGCCGATGAGCTTACGCTTCGCCATCTTTGGGTGGGGGAAGAGGTTTCTTGTTTCTGCCCTCTCGGAGGCGTTCACGAAGCTCGAAGTTCATGTAGGTGGGCGTCGTGAGTCTCTTAAGGTTTGAGTAAAAGCCCTCTTCCGTGAGGGAGACCTTTCTCTCAAGATACTTCTTGAAGTCTCTTTCGCAGCGGTGAAGGATCAGGAAGTGCGTATCACCTCCGCATTCCCGGCACTGCAAATACTTGCCGGCTTGGGCAGCGATGACGGGGTATTTCTTTCCGTAGGCTTTGGTCAAACGAGTCCGCAATTGCTTCTCACTCAAAGACATCTTTTCTGGCATCAGCCGTGGTTAGGAAGTTGCGCATATCCTAGCACAATATTCGTGTTTCCTCAATTGTTGGAGAGGTGTGAATGTGGTAGAGTGCGTGGTGCTTCCTAACCCTTTGGTATGTACCCCACCCGTAACAGAAAGTGCAGTTCACACACGCCGAAGCCCAACGGCATTTGGACGACCCCGTCCGGAAAGCAGTACGCAGTCTGTAGCTGGTGCGGCTTTCAGTACCAGATCGGAGCGGAGTCAGAACGAGGGGGAAGACAGTACCCCGATGCAGCTGATGACTTCGTGTTTTGAACTCTCCTGAGTAACTTTTGTGTTCGTCTCTTTGAACGTACTTTAACCTCCTGCTTCAATGGAGATTGGCGCAATTGTGTGCTCGTTTAAAAGAAAAGTAACAAAAGAAAAGCGTTAGCCATGACTATCATGTCTAACGCCTGTATTTAACTGTTTTAAGTACTCTAGAGAACAGGAGGAGATTCGAAAGAGCTAGGGGCTCTTTCTCTCTCCTCTCTCTGGACTTCTTTCTTTGGTTCTTTCTTTCTTCCCTCTCTCTCGTCTCTCTTTCTCACCTAGCACTTCCCCGGGATTCTCTAGTAACAATCATAGCAAAGAATTTAGAAGTGCGCAAGTGACCAGTCATTGAATTGTTTTTTGATGTGTGCTACGTTTCGAAATTGATGCCAAGGAACATTGCAGGAAGGCACCCACAGAGAAGTGAGATTGCAGAGGCGAGAGGCAGCAGGAATCCTTCCCAACTTTCAGTATGGTATTCGAACACACGTGGGCGAAAGCCCGTCATAAGGCCGTGCGCTGGGCCCACGTCCTAAGCATTATCTCCCTGGTCCTCTACATCACCATCCGGTCACAGTTCACGCCGCTATCGTCTTAAAGTAAACAGCCAATACCCACACAAGAGAAACTCCCAACGCCTGACGAGATCCGCTCGATCTTAGCCAGGAGAGAGCTCGCAAGACGTCACCTGCGGGATTTCACCACGTTCACCTTCCCGGGCTATCAGAATGCCCGGCACCAGGATCTCTTGAATGAGAAATTGGAACAGGTAGAGAGATATGTAGCAACGGAGGGCAAGGAGGGGATTGGGAGGCTGATCGTCACGCTCCCGCCGAGACATGGGAAGAGTGAGAAAGTCTCCATCCGCTTCCCGGCGTGGTTCCTCGGGCGTAACCCGGACAAAAAAGTTGTTCAGGTTTCGTACGGAGCAGAACTCGCAGAAGACTTCTCGAGGCAGGTGAGAAGTGTCATCGAGGGGCCCGAGTTCCAAGTGATCTTCGGCAAGACCTCTCTCCGTGCTTTGACGGAGGACGGAGCCGCAGTTTCTGTCGACCCAGAGCGAAGAAAGCTCCAGAGCTGGGACATCGGAGGGAGGAGAGGGGGGTTGACAGCTGTTGGTGTCGGAGGAGCACTCACGGGTAGGGGAGCCGACCTCCTGATCATCGATGACCCCATCAAAAACAGCGAAGAAGCCGACTCGGAGGTGATGCGGGACAAGGTCTGGGACTTCTACACCTCCGTGGCCTACACACGATTACACAAAGGCGCAGCGGTCATTGTGATGTGCACCCGCTGGCATGAAGACGATCTCGTCGGCCGTATCCTCGAGCAGAACCCGGGTAACTGGACGGTCATCAACCTCCCGGCCTTCGCTGAAGACAATGACCCCTTAAAGCGCCCCGTGGGGGAGCCGCTCTGGCCGGAGAGATTCGATGCTGTTGCCTTGAACGACACGAAGTCGGTCTTAACCCCAAGGCAGTGGAACGCTCTCTATCAGCAGCGTCCCACCTCTGCCGAAGGGGATGTCTTTCAGGAGGGTTGGTTCAGATATGGCAGGCTCCCGCACCCAGACGAGATTACGAGGGGGATCCAGATCTGGGACACGGCCTTAACCGAGAAGGAGGAGAGTGACTACTCGGCGTGCGTGACAGCCTACGTCACCAAAGACGGCCTCTTCATTGCAGACGTCTATCGTGCTCACCTGAACTTCCCTGACTTGAAGCAGAAGATGTACAACCTGCACGAGCACTGGAGCAATCACTTCCCGATCTCCCGGGTGATGATTGAGGACAGGGTATCCGGGACATCCGTTTTGCAGGCGCTTCGGAAAGAGAGCGCCCTGCCCGTGATGCCGCTAGACCCGCTCACAGAGATTGGAAAGTCGAAGCTGCAGAGGGCCCAGGCTGCGTCAGGGTACGTCCAGGCCGGCAGAGTGATCCTCCGGGAGGGAGCGCCCTACCTGGGGGATTTCATGCACGAGATCCTGTCGTTCCCACGAGGGAAGCACGATGATATGTGCCTAGTTCCTGGAACGATGGTAGAAACTTCCAAGGGGCCAAAGACTATCGAGGATATTCTGCCTGGCGAGTTGGTATCGACCCGGAGGGGCCTGAGAAGGGTTGTCGCCGCAGGAATGACGAATCCCTCTGCACACGTAATCACAGCAAGTCTTTCGGATGGAACCTCCCTTACAGGGACCCCCAACCACCCTGTTTGGGTAGAGGGAGCGGGATTTACCCGTCTTGATTCACTCGTTTATGGAGATATAATGTTCACATGCAAAAACAAAAAATTGAAATCTTCGAACTGGATGGGATGCGCTTCCGCCGCTACCCGGACAGTCCTCGTCTCAATCACCGGAGGTATTTCCAGATTCACAAAGAGAATAAAGGGCCTGTTCTCTACCTACATCGATACATTTGGGAAAAAGAAAATGGACCGATCCCCAAGGGTTATCACATCCACCATTCAGATGAAAACCCCCTCAACAATGATCTCTCAAATCTGGAGTGCATTACATCTGCCGAGCACCGGAGGCGCCACCGGGGAACGTCAGAAAGAATGCTCCGACACTTGGAATCCATCAGGCCTGCAGCAGGCCTCTGGCACCGAACAGAAGCAGGAAAAAGGTGGCACAGGGAACATGGCCGACAGTGCTGGGAGGGAAGAAAGGGGGCTAGGGCCAAGTGCTCCGTATGCAAAGAAGAATTCACTGCCTTCTTTCCCCGGGCAAAATTTTGCTCCCGAGCCTGCTGCGCAAAAGACCGTAGACAAAGCGGTAAAGATGACGAAGTCCGTACTTGCGAGCATTGCAAGAAGACTTTCGCCAGAAGCCGCTTCAGAAAGACAAGATACTGCTCCCGTGTTTGTGGTGGGCTTGCGAGAAGAGGAAAGAAGATCTCCCGTTTACTCCCTAGCGGTTGAGGGGGCGCCCGAGTACTTTGCCAATGGTGTGTTAACTCACAACTGTGACGCCCTGGTCTACGCCATCCTGCAGACCCAAGGCGGCGGCAAGTCCAAGAAGAGAGCGGCGTCACTGCGGGATCGTTATGGATTTTTGGGACGTCCGGCAGACAGACATTCGAAGATCCTGGGAGCCGGCTGGGGCCTCTAAAATCATAGTGCCAAACCATAGACGACAGAATCGTCATCTGTTACGTTCAGAAATTGGCGTTAGGCCCGTCCAGGCCTTTGCCTCTCACTGAGGGTGGGAAGAACACAAACACAAACAACAACACCTGTATGCCCAAGGCTGCTGCCCTGAACCCCGAAAACAAAGTCACGTATACTGACAAGAACAAGGTTCCGAATTTAGAAGAGAAGCAGAACGAGGTTCCGAAGGTCTGGCAGCCTACAGACGAGGAGCGCTCCATCGTGGAGCGCCTCCTTCGTCGACACCAAGATCTTGTGGTTGCCCAGCAGCACTACCACCAGGAATGGGATGACGCCATCACTATCCTCGAGGCGGAGATCCCCGAGGACCCGACCAACACCAAGGAGCGTTTCCGTATTCCGTGGTCCCACACGATCATTGATACGGCTGTAGCCGAAGAGCTCGATGCCTTCCCGGATATCGCTGTCGATACCCAGGAAGCCACCGACAAACAGAAGCTGCCGCTGATCGATGCGGCCAAGAAGTACGCCCTCTCCCGCACGAATTGGGACAAGGTGAAGCAGCAGGCGCTGCGACTCAGGAGAGTCTACGGCCACGTCCCCGTGCGCATCTACTTCTGCCGGGAGACTCGCATCATCAAGCAGCGCAAGCCCGTGAAGGGGGATGATGGGATCACGATTAAGACGGAGGAAGTGATCGACTACCCCTGGGACGACATCAAGATCGAGATTATCGATAACCCGAAGAGGTTTTTAATCGATGATGCGGCGAAAGACATCGACGAAGCGGAAGACTGCATGCTGGAGACGGAGATGAGCTGGGCTCAGTTCAAGCAGATGGTCCAGCACGACAAGCGATACCAGAATATCGAGTACGTGCAGCCTGGCTGCGCTTACCGCCTGGATGACAAGCACATGCTGACGTCCCCGCTCTCGCTCATCCCCGATGAGACGAAGCGAGTGGTGGTTCTCGAGTACTGGAATAAGTACCGAGACGAATACGTTGTAATGGCGAACAACGTCTTGATCCGCCCGACCTGCCTCTTAGACGACCACAAGGAACTGCCTTTCGCCGTGCTCCACATGCACCGGCGTCCTCACACGTTCTACAGCAAGGGGATCCCCAAGCTCATCGAATCGCTTGAGGCCGCCTACAACGCCATCATGCAGGCGGAGGTGCGGGCCACGAAACTCGCCTTCCCGATCCTTGCGACCTCCGACGACTCGGTCGTCGACCCCAGATCCATCGCTTCCTATCCGGGCGTCGTTTTAGACGGGGCCAAAGACAACATCGAACTGATGCAGCTGGGCTCCGTGCCCGGCGAGAGCTACAAGTTGAAAGACAAGATCGAGGAGCTTCTGATCTGGGTGACGGGCATCAACTACCAGCAGCTCTTCGGTGAGCAGTCGGAACGGGTGGGCATCGAGGCCCTGAAGAAAGAGGGAATGCTCGCAAGAGTGAACGCCAACCTCCGAGAGAATGAGGCGAACTTCATCGTGCGTCTCGGCAACCTCTTGATCCAAGACATCATGCAGTACTTCCCGGCCCCCAAGATAAGGAGGCTGATGGCTGAGGAAGACATCTCGGACCTTGAGGAAGATGAGATTGTCCGTGACAAAGACAAGAATCCGATTGCGAAGCTCGAAAAGAGGAAGATCCCGATGGACGGCATGAAGATCATCGAAGAGGAGGACAAGAGCAAAAAGTCTTTCTCCCTGCGACTGGACCCCTCGGGCAACAGCTACATCCTCGCCCGCCCGGAGTACATCCGCACGAAATCGAGACTGGATGTCCGTGCCGTGCGCCCGAGCGCCATGGGATCCTCGAAGGAGGCCAAGAAGCTGACGCTCAGCGAATTGCTGAACACCGCCATCACCGTGAACGGCTCCTCTCTCCAGGTGAATCCGGAGACGGGGGTTGCTAGCGGGAAGCTGGTCTGGGACCTGGAAGCCCTCTCGAAGGAGCTGGCCGAGGTCAATGATTTGCCCGTGAAGAAGGTCATCGTGAGCGAGCAGAGAGACGAGGGGAGGTCCGCCACGAGTGCCATGGAAGAGCTGAAAAAGAAGTTCCAACAGACGTTTAAGTCACCTGAGCCCCAGGCCATGCCCCAAGAAGAGGGGATGCCGCAGGGTCCAGCACAGCCGCCTATGAGTGGAACTGACCAGCTTTCCATGCTTAACCAACTTCAGTGATGCAAAAGTTCATCGAGTGGATTAGAGGACTCTTCGGTCCCGCAAAGCAGGGCGCCGTTGTGGACCCCGTGTTCACGACTGCCGGCTTCAAGGAACCCAAGCTCGATGAAATGAAGGCGATCTGCCACCTGATCTCCCAGCCGGAGTTCCGTCTGCTAGAGAAGTACCTTCTGTGGAAGGCGGATCGCAAGCGAGACAAGGCCCACGGCTTTACGATCGTGGGGAAGACGACGGAGGCTACGGTGTGCGCCGGAGGTGTCGAAATGGTGTCGGAAATCACGCATGACTTCGCCTCCATGTGGAAGCAGGTCAAAGACGCAGATGCGCAGCCGACCATCCCCGCCAAGATATGAAGCCGATCTTCCACAAGAACTTCAAGCTCTGGAAGCCGAATACGCACTACGCCTGCCGCAAGTGCAAGATCCCGTATCCAGTGAGAGGGGACACGTATCTGTACACGAAAGTCTCGACTCCCGCCGTCGATGGAACCCAGGCGTACCGGGTGTACTGGATGGGGCATTGCGGGCACATGCGGATGCGTGGATACACGAAGCCCGTGGACTTCAATAAGAACCTCGGCACTCCGGAGACCCTGGAATCACTCAAGACTTTTGAGGAAGAGGAACAGGAAGAGCAAGCGCTCTTCCAAGAGTTGCAACAGCATGCGATGAACAAAAGCCAGAACAGGCGTCGTATCTATTGACCCAATTTTGAATTCTTGTTATATCCGAAAATAGTTCTTTTACTTCACTGAACGTCATTCTGATGGTTGCATCAGCCTCTCGAGTCGCCCCAACGTGGGCTGGAGAGGCGCATAGAGCCATCAGGAAATGATGTCTCAGCCTACACACAAACAATCTTATGACCGCACAAAATGCGTCTGTGAACCCTGCCGATTCAGCGGGGCAGCCACAGACACTCACTCCGAGTGGAAACGGGGGACAGGTTCAGACTCAGGACTTTACGCAGGTGGGAGCACTCAATGCCCCAGTAGCGAAAGCCTCTGTTGCCGTACCTGTGACTCAGGGCCATGTTCAGCCGGCCCCAGTCGTGCAGCCACAGACAAAAGACGACCGACACGCAGCACAGAAGATCGGAGATCTCAGCGAGAAGCGGCTCAAGTACGCCCGGATCGCTGTCGAGTCCGATCAGGACAATATCTACAAAATAGCCGAGGAGGAACCGGAAGTCGCAGAGAAGCTTCTCAAGGAATTCGACTATGGAGTCGAGACTTTGGAAGAGCTTCTGCAACGAAAGGAGAATCCCGATGCGAAGCCCGAGGACATCAAGAAAGAAGTCCAGAAGGACAAGCGTTTCCAGGCGATTGAGAAGAAGCTGCTCGATTCGGAAGTCGAAAGATTGCGAAGTGTGCACCCGGACCTTACGGGTGAACTGGAGGAAGCGTTCCGAGAGGTATACAGCGACCCGCACTATTCCGACGAGAAGAAATTCCCGCTCGAGAAGAAGTACGAACTCGCCAGGGTACTCTCCGGGAAAACATCCCAGACCACGACCGCCAATGACATGGCGCTCGACATGCTGAATGTAGCAGAGGGTTCTATCTCTGCTCCGAGAGCCACGACGGTAACTGAAAAGAGACCGCTCCTGTCTGCGGAACTCGCAAAGCGCATAAGAGAGTCAGGCGTCGATCCTGCGAAGGCCGAGCAATACCTCGACCCGAACATCGATCAGATCCTGAGCGAAACTCTTCGCTTCGCAAGATAGAAAGCTACACGGCCCCGTCATCACGGGATTACCCGTTTGTACCTTTCATTTTTAAACACACATTATGCCTACCATTACTGGTTTCCATTATCACGATGGAGAACTCATCCAGGAGCCCATCTTGATCAAGGCGTCCACGGCTGTGAAGCCGGGCTGCCCGCTCAAGCGCACCGCCACGGCTCAGACCTGGGAGCCTGCCACGACGAACGAAGCCGTTGGCTACGTCCTCTCCGACAAGGAGAAGGTGTCCACGGACTCCGACTACGCTTCGAACACGTACCGCATGGCCACGAAGGTCTTGCCGAGCACGCAGTTCCGCTGCGGCGCCGGTTCCGGCACGTTCGCCTCGACGGATGTTCAGTGCGACCTCACCTCTGTGTCCTCGGGCCAGGTGAACGCTGCTGCTGACACCGCTTCGAATAACGATCTCTACATCGACAAGATCCTGTCCACGGCGTCCGCCGTCGTTCGCTTCATGATCCGTGTTGGAGAGTGATCTGACTGATCCTTTCGAACTTTTTTACACACAAACCTAACAACGAAATATGCCTACTCAACTTCTTAACCCGTACAACCTGGGTCAGCTCAATGACCTGGTGAAGATCGGGATTGTGAACTGGCACGAGGGAGCCTCGATGTCCATTCCCAAGACGCTCGCTGTCCGCTCTCTCTTCTACGAGAAGTCGGCTCCTGAGCTGTCTGAGGCTCACGCTGGTTTCAACGAGTCTGGTTTCTCGCACGTCACGGGTGACAACGAGGACTACGCTCTCGTGTCCGACACGGAAGGCGACACCATCACGCTCACGCAGGTGAAGCGCACCGCCCGCCGGAAGATCACGGAAGACCTGATTGAATTCAACAAGTACGCCCAGATCGGTGCCCTGCTTCGCAAGACCGGCACGAAGCTCTGGCGTGGTTACGCACTCGACCTGACCCACAAGTTCACCTTCGCTTTCGACACGTCCTACACGGATCGTGACGGACGCACGGTGTCCACGGTCGGCGGCGACGCTGCGGCCATGTGTGCCGATACGCACACCCTCAACAACGGTGACACGTACGACAACAAGCTCGTCGCCCGTCTGTCCGAGTCGTCCCTCGAGGACGCTGAGGACCTCGGCGCTGCGATGGTGGACCAGAACGGCGAACTCGTCGCTCCGGAATTCACGGCCCTCGTCACGGGTCAGCACGCAGGCACTCGCCACCAGGCGATGCGCCTGTCGAAGCAGAACCTTCAGGTTGGCTCCGATCTCAACGACATCAACCCGTACCAGGGTGTGTACCGCCACGTCATGCTGCCCTACTTGGACACCACGGCTGCCGGCGCCAAGAACACGGCGAAGTCCCGCTACTGGTTCATTGTCGACGAGAACCTTGCTAAGGCTGACGGTCAGCTGATCTCCTCGATCCGCACGATGCCGGACCCGGAGGCTCCGACGGTCGATCCGAACAACAACTCCATCCAGTTCAAGGCCAAGATGCGTTACGACATCGGCCACCTGGACGGTCACTTCGTGGTCGGCTCCGCCGCCGTTTGATCTTGAAACCTGGAGAAGGGGGCTTCGGCCCCCTTCGACTAACTTCATCCACTCCAACAAACATACATGCCTATCAATCCTTATAATCTCACTCCGACCACGCTGAAGGGACAACTCCCGGAGGCTGTCGGAGACGTCGTCTTCGTGAGCTCGGCAACGGGTAACGTCTCAGGCGACGGTTCGTCTCTCCGCCCGTTCTCCACGATTGAGGCCGCCTTCAACAAGTCGGGTCTCTCCGCTGGCGACGTGATCGTGGTCCTCCCGGGCCACACGGAGACCATCTCTGCTGCTGCCGGCATCGTTGCCGACGTTGCAGGAGTGACGGTCATCGGTATGGGCAACGGCTCCAACCGTCCGACCATCACCCTCGATACGGCCACCACGGCTGATATCGACATTGATGCTGCGAACATCACCATCAAGAACCTGCGCTTCGTGTCCAACATCGATAGCCTCGCTGTCGTCTTGGACGTGAACGCCGGCAACTTCGTCTGCGAGGACTGCGAATTCGTTTCTTCCTCGACGAAGGAAATCGTGAACTTCGTGAACCTGGCGACCACGATCGACGGCTTCACGTTCCGTCGCTGCAAGTTCATCCAGCCCACCGATCCGGCGGGTACGGATGGTGCTGCGGCAACGGGATGCTTCTATCTCGTGGATAGCGAAGACCTCTTCATCGAGGACTGCTACTTCTACGGAAACTTTGAGTCCGCCATCGTCCATAACAAGACGACGGCTGCCAAAAACGTCTGGCTCCGCAACTGCTACGGCACCCAGCTCCTCTCTGGAGCCGAGGTGTTCATCCAGGTTGCAGCCATGGAAGGAGGTGCGCAGAACTGCTTCTTCATCATCCCCGGTGCGGATGATGTCACGGAGGCGAAGACGTGGGGAACCATGTCCGACAAGTTCTTCATCGACGTCAACTCGTCCATCGGTAACGACGGTGCGGGTGGTCAACTCGGCGTCGCAGGTGCGACGGCCGCTTCCTGATCCTCTCGGGGATTTCCCATCCTCTCTTCGGAGAGGAGGGAGAAGTCCCCCTGCCTCAAATCGCTTATTCATTCCTAACCATATTCTATGTCTAAGCTGACCTACGACAGGGTACAGCAATTGGAGAAGATGGGCCGTCCGCCCATCGAGCTCCCCGCTGAAATTTTCTTCGGAGGCAACGAGAAGTTGCAGAAGACTCCGGGCCGTCATCACCTCCCGCAGTATCGAGAGACGGGAACCTACAACCATCCCAACCTCGTGGCGCATCGAAAAAGGGTCGCTGGAGATCGGGTGCAGCGTTTGGCGAACAGCAAGATGTCCGACGTCGAATTCACGGCGATGGGAGGCATTGATGGCCTGAGGGCTGCGCTCAAGGAGCACGGTCTGGGCTTGAATGAGAAGGCGATGGAGGTCGTGACGGAACAGGCTCAAGAGCTCCAGGCCAAGGTTGAAGTGAAGAAGATGGAATGGGACCAGCGAGTCCAGAGCTTTGAGGCGCAGACGGGGAAGAAACACAACCCCGTTGTCGCTGAGCCCGTAAATCCGCACGAGAACATCGTAGCCGCTGCGGAAGCGGCGGCGAATGCGAAGGTGACGGGGAGCGATGACCTCTCCGATGGCGATGATTCCGAGAAAGACGGCAACAAGACACCCGTAGGAGCTCCGACTGAGGACCTCCTCGTTCAAATTTAATAAGAACTCATGGCCACCTATCTCTTCAACACCTTCGGCGAAGTCGTAGACGATATCTTCTCCGAACTGGGGGTGGACTCGGGGAACTCATTCCCCGGTCTCTCCCAGGAGGTGGTTGAGAAGTGGGCCAATAGAGACAGAAAGGAGTTCATCGATGACGTCCGCATGAAGACGGGGGAGACGACGAGCGGATTCGTAACAGTCTCCGACACGACTCTCTCCGCCGAGGTGGCGTCAGGCGGCGTATCCGCCACCATCACGTCCTCATCCGGCTGGCCCGCCTCCGGGCTCTGCGTCATTGCGGACATTCCGTTTACATTCACGAGGTCAGGGACCACTCTCACGATTCCAGCCGCCCCCTGCGTCCTGTCTTCGGGAGCGGTGGTACAGCTGGGATATCCGGTCCCATCGACCTTCCTGCGCCCGCAGTCTCTCTTCGTTGAGGGGACGAAGTATGCGCTTGCCCGCAGGGGAGATCTGCAGAATGTTCCTCCGCAGAGCTACATCATCTACAGCGACTTCTTCATCCTGCCCGTTGCGACATCGGGAGACCAGAAGGTCGTCGTCCACTTCTACAAGAAGTGGTCAGACGACTTGGTTGCCGCAGACACCCTGGACATTGCCGATATCTGGGACCAGTACGTCATCGCCAAGGGCACGGCTAGAGGCCACAGAGTCCTCTACGACTCTGACCGTGCTCAAGAGTACGAGCAGATGGCAGCGACTATTAAGAAGTCCGCAAAGGCGCACTTTGCCAGACAAGACACGAGCACCGAAAACATGTTCCGGCCTGGCTTCTAATGCCTACGTATCGACGCAAGATCGAGGCACGACACGTCGGTGGGGGCCGAGCCCTCACGACAGGCGAACGCAACCTGGATCCGTCCCAGAACCGGGAATCCCGAAACCTGCGCTGCTTCACCGAAGGGGGAATCGGCACGCCCCCGGGGCACATTGATCCCGGGTGGAACTGGGGGGAGTCGGGACATGGTATCGATGGCCTCGGGAGGGCGGAGAATTACCCAGACCTGCTCTTTGCGGCGGTCAACGGGAAGGTGAAGTACGTCGATGAGTCCATCTCCCCGCAGGCAACTGCAACGGTCTACGAGGCAGATCCGGGACTTGATCTTACGGCCGGTCACCCGGTGCTCTTTAGAGAGTTCCGAGGCAATCTCTACTACGCCAACGGAGAAGACGATGCGGGAAGAATCCCTATCGGCAAACTCAATGCGGAGCTCACCACGTCTCCCCCCACGCTCACGGTCAGCATCAAGAACGATTCGTACTCTTGGACGATTTCGAGCCAGGGTACGAACGTCTATTTCCTGCGAACAATCGACAGCTTAAACCCCGACATCAACCAGCCCTCGACGGTGCTCCAGAACGGGGTGGCGATGACCCCGGGCACCTTGCCAAACCTCGCCGCAGGGGAGTGGGCTTATGGAAATTCGGACTCACTGGACTACAACACTGTTTACGTCCGCCTCTCCGACTCCACTGACCCGGATCTAAAAGTCCTCGACTATGTACAGGCCACTTTCGGGGCCTATTTGGAGCTGCAGGATTCTGAGGGGATGCGATTTAATAACGCCACCGACAAGGTCTACATCGAGGGTGACGAGGTGGATTACCTCTTCGTTTCCGAGGGGGGCGATGGGGATTTGCTCACAGGTGTTACGAACGTCGCATCGACGCATGCTGCAGGGAAGTATGTGACGCAGAAAGTCTCCCTCACGCCTCCGGAGAATGCAGGATCCATCAAAGCGAAATCGTTGGCCTTCTGGGCTTCAACGCTTTGGCTTTGGGGGATCAAAGGCGAGCCCAATATCTTGCGCCACAGCGAGACGATCTCGACTGTCGGAACGCTCGAGAACGTGAATGACTTCTCGCAGGGGAACAACATGATCGTGGGCGACTACGGAGAGGGGACAGCCCTCCTCGCCACAGAGAAGCGTCTCTACGTCTTCACGACGAAGGGTATCTATTACATCTACGAGGTGCGGGACTCCGACGGCACGGCCTCCTTCTCGGCACCCGAACTCTTCACGAGCAACTACGGCTGCGCCAATCAGTTCTGCGCCGTCTTGATGGAGAACTCGATCCTCGTCTTCACGGGGAATCGCTTGATCCGCATTGCCTACGACTCCGCCGGCAACATCCAGCAAGCCGATGACGAGTTCGACCTGCAAGTCATGCCCATCTTCAAGGATGCGGACGTTGATCAGTCGAATGCACGACTTACCTACAACCCCCTCACGAAAGAAGCACTCCTCATCTACATGGCGAATGGCGTGAGAACGGGAGTGGTCTACGACAACAAGCCCAAGGTCTTCACGGGCCCGGAGGACACGGATCTGTCCTGCTCCGTGATCATGGATCGGAACATGTATTTCGGAGATCCGGATGATGACATCGTCTACAAGGACGGGGTTGGGTACGACGCAGGGGATCACACGATTGCCCGAAGGTACCTCTCTGGGCGTCTCAGCAACAACTCCCCCGAGCAGAAGTTTTACCTGCGGGGACACCTCCGAGGGAAGAAGACACGGGGGAGCAAGCTCACCTACAAGACCTACATTGATGGCATCGAATTCGGAGGGGCCAGAATGATTACCGATGCCCACATGGGCCCCGCAGGGGCCGCAGAGGATGTCGGAGAGGGGGTCCCGGGGGAAACGGTCGTGGGATCGGGAGGAGCCCCAGGCGATCCTCTCGAACGCTTCGACTATTACTTCCTCCTGGGGAAGAGGGGCATCGACTTCAGCCACTCCCTCTATAGCAACGCAGAAGGAGTTGGATGGAAGCTGGACGCCTTCGAGATCGAATACGTCACAAACATGAAATCAGCCTCGAAACATTACTAAGACCACCACACACAAACACACATGGCAAACACCTACGAAATTTCCTCCGGCGACCGCACGAAACTTGCGGTGAAGATCAACTCCACACAGACCACGGGGATCAAGTTCGCCCCGATGGATATCAATGGAGCAACGACTCGCATCGCCAACACCGGCCCCTTCATTGCAGAGATCATCGAGGAACAAGACAACACGACGAAAAGAGAATGGATCTACGTCGTTTCGGGGACCTTCGACGACGACAACAACTTCGTCTGCTCGGGCACTGGGTTGCAGCGAGACGTCTCCCGTACCGCAGCGACGCCGACAGGCTCGGGGACGGGCCAGGCCTTCTCGAAGAACGCAGAGGTCCGCATTGTCGACTCCCACCTTCTTCTCAACGGGAAGGCGAACAAAGACAGGGCGAACACCTTCACGGCCGATCAAACCATCGACAACACGTACTCCCTGAAGTTCGGCGGAAGTTCTGCCTACATCAAGACCATCGACTCGGGAACGAACATCCTCTTCAAAGATGCGAGCACGTCTGAAACCAGTCTGTCGGCTCTCGCAGCCGCAGCGGGAACCGATACCAAGGTGCGCATCTCCGCCAACGACACCACGTCCGGGTTCGCCAACGGCAAGCTCGTCGCAGGGACAGGCATCACGCTCACCGAGAACAACGACGGGGGGAATGAAACCCTCACGATCTCCGAGACGGGCCCCGTCACGATTGCTCGTGGAGGCACAGCAGCCACCTCCTTCACCGCCTTCGCCCCTCTCTTCGGCGGAACGACGGCTACAGGAGCTCTCCAGTCAGGTGCGGTAGGAACGATCGGCCACGTCCTGACCAGCAACGGAGCCGGCGCTATTGCGACATACCAAGCCCTACCGGCAGCGAGCTACTTCGAAAGAGTCGAGCTTTGTTCCGGAACAGCCTCCGGGGTCCTCACGAACCCCACATCGGCCACGGCGTACGACACCTATACGTACACGGTCCCCGCAAACTTCCTGACAGGCTCAACCGCCTTGGAATTTGATTTGAAGGGGAACATCGAGAAGGGGGCATCGAGCACGTTTGTCTTGGGAATCTACCTCGGTGCAACGGAGATCGTCAGCGGAACATTTACCGCAGATGCCAACAACCTCCAATTCCGGGTGCATGGATCCATCAATGGCACGGCAGCGGCAGGTGCTTCTGTCGCTGTTGTCGGCAACATCAATGGCGAAATGGGAACGATTACTGGCGGCACGTACAAGGCGTTCACGCACACAACGCTCCCGACCCAGCCCACCGTCGCAACCAACGGCACTCTCGCCTTCACGCTGAAGGCGACCTTCGGAACCTCAAACGGCGGCAATACAACGACTTTGCGCTCCGGAAAGATCACCAGGATCGCCACGACACCGTTCTAAACCTCAACACAAACATCCATGCCTATCAAAGCTAAAAAGACCGGGGGACTGGCTGCAGGAGGAGCCATCGAGGCCGCTGCAAAGAAGCGCCTCACGAAGAAGGGGGCCACTCCATCCACGGGCACGGGAGCAACGCTCCCGGTGACCACGGCTCCCGCCGCAGGCGTCATCTCGAAGAACCGAGCCGCACGAGTAAAGAAGGGGACAACCCCCGTTGCTTCCGTGGACCCCACAAAGGTGCCAGGAGGCCCCACGACCCCAATGGCAGGGGATCCTGTCATGACGCCGGCTGACGCCAACATGACGGATATCCACGGCAATGCGGTGGTAGGGGAGACGAGTGCGCCGAGCATCCCGAACTCCATCCCGCCCCCGACGTCCGCCCCAGAGAAGGAAGAGGAGCCGACTGATACGTCAAACCTCGTTGCGAGCGCAGAGGGGGATGAGCATGACCATCCCGCTGCCCCAGAGGAGGCCGGCGCAACTGCGGATCCGTCTACTACTCCTGACACAGGGGCTACTGATGCCGTTATTAAGGGGCTTCCAGCAGAGCAGCAGGCTCAAGCCGAAGCCCTCATGGCTCCGTGGGACAAGTACATCAAAGAACAACAGGCCGTCCTTCAGGACGGGAAGACAGAGACCATCGCCGCCATCACGCAGATCGGCGAGAACATGAAGACGATGCTGCAGAATACGCAGTCAGACCTCCGGGCCCAGCAGGCTCGGTGGGACGCTGTGAATAAGCAGATTGAGGAACGCAAGTTACAGGAGGCGAAGAATACGTATGAACGAAACCGCAACCTCGCCGCTGCCAGCAAGGAGGCTGAACAGATGGAGATGCAGAGGGCGATCCGTGATGCGGAGATGCAGCAGTCTAAAGACAGGAAGGACCTGCTCTTGGGCCTTGGGATCTCCGGCGGCTGGAGAGCGTCCAGCAAGGTCGGCAATGTGTACTTCGCCCTCAAGAAGGGGGAAGACACGATCATGGACATGCGTGTGGACAAGGTCTACGCAGGTCGAGTCTGGGACGAGAAGTTAATGGACATCGAAAACACCTACCACGCCAATCAGGTAGCTGCACACGATGCCTACATGACGGAGTCCAATATCCTCTTCGACAAGCTCATTGAAGCAGCAGAGAAGACGGATGGGACGATCCTCGACACCGGGAAGGAGATGATCACGGCCCAGAAAGATCTCATGGAGAAGACGGCAGACGCTCTTGGCGAGCTGGCCAAGGCCAGGGCCGAAGCCGCAGAGGAGAACACGAAGTGGGTTGTCGAGCAGGCCCGCCTTGCGAGAGGGGAGCAGCGAGACCGCATCTCCGATCTCAATCAAGACGTCGAGTTCGGCATTACGCAGGGCTTGCACACGAACAAGAACTGGCTCGCCAGCATCAACCGCAGGCGATCGGATCTCGGTCTCGACCCGCTGCCGGATGACCTCATGACCATCAACCAGATGAAGGAGGAGGAGAAGGCCATCGCTGATAACGCCGCCTTCGCTCTCATTGGCAAGTACCGAGACTCCAAGGACGGAACAGACTACGGTCTCATCCTCTCGAATGCAGTCCGTGGCCAGGGTGATGACAAGAGACGCCGGTCAGCCATCGCTCAGGGCGAAGCTCTGCTCGCACAGGGGAGGATTGATGAGTTCAAGGACAGTGTTCTCATCAACGCTTACGAAAGTCTTGGCGAGGGGAAGAAGGGCCAATTCGATATGCTGGAAGACACAATCACAGAGACAGGCTTCGTACAGGGCCAACTCGCCACTCTCGATAAGAAATTCGGAGGTGTGTGGAAAGCGGCAAAAGAAAGCGCCAAGCCGGTTTCAAATGTTACTCGTGATAAAGAGTTCCTGAGTCTCATCGGCGACATCCAGGCTTATCAGGCCCAGCTTATCCATCAGCTCTATGGTGCAAACCTCACTGAGGGCGAGCTAGAGAGAGCAAATACATTCCTTATTGATACCAAAGTAGATAACGCCGAGGAAATGCTTGTGAAGATTAATAGTCTCCGTGGCTTCTCTACCCGTGCACTTGAGAGGCGGTATGACAAAATCCTCGGGAAGGGGAATTACAAGAAAATGAGCGGCCTGGGATTTGGAGACCAATCAACAAAATTCGACGTTGAGGACGACAATGACTTCGAGAACGATTTCGACAGCATCTTCAATGAGCAGATGGGGGACTACGGCGGCCCCGATGAATACGCTAACGAATACTCCGCCATCACTCAGCGCTTCGACACTCCCGTGAACTACATGAAGAGCGGGACACACGGAGGTATCGATTACGACGGGAAGATCGGGGATCCGGTGCCAGCATTCAGAGGGGGGGCGGTCGTTGACATCGTAGACCAGGGGAAGAAAGGCTACGGCCTCTACGTCGATGTCATGGACGAGCAGGGCTATGTGCACCGCTACGGCCACCTCAATAAGACTCACGTGAAGAAAGGGGATAAGATCTCCCCCCGGCAGAGAATCGCCGACGTAGGCAACAGCGGCCACGTCCTCTCAGGCTCCGGCGGAGACGGGAGCCATGTTCACTACGAAGTGAGGAAGGATGGAAAGCTCATCGATCCGGAGAAGGAGTTCACGAAGAAGACATTCGCCAAAAAGTAACCCAACACCCATGCCTGAGACGCAACCTAAACTCACACCGGATAAGCTCACGAGGCTTCGTCAGAAGATGCCAGACGATGCGATCGTGAAGTACTACAGCAAATATGACTCCTCATTCGCCAGCCGATACCAAGAGGCTCAGAAGAAGGGAGTGCGATACAAAGACAAGACTGGGAATGAAATCCCGCTCTCTACGGCCTCACTGAATGAGCTCGTGAACGGGGGAGTGGATCTCTCCTCTCCCGCCGATGTCACGCCAGAGAAGGGGTTCTTCAGCCGGCTGGGGGACAGCTTCAAGAGCTCCGGAGAACGATTGGCAAGAGGCTTTGGTTCAGACCAAGTACGGGAAGGGCGCACGGAGACGAGTAAGGGGTTCGATCTGGCTGACTTGCCGGGCGACATTGCGGACGTTGTGGGCCCATCTTTGCCTCTCATCGGCAGCCTCGCAGGAGGTGCGGCAGGAGGCATTGTCACGGCCCCCACAGGGCCCGGAGCAGTCCTAGGGGCTGCCGCTGGAGCTGGAGCTGGAGCTTCTGCCATGGAAGGAGGACGGCAGATGGTAGGAGATCTCTTCAAAGTGAATGAAAAGTATGGCGATCCCACAGCTGCGCCCATCTCCTTGGGGAAGGTAGCGAAAGAAGGTGCCATCGGTGCGGTCTCCGAAGTCGGAGGAAGGGTTATCTCGCAGGGGGCCAAGGTCCTCAAGCCCGCCTTCATCAAGGCAGGAGCAAAGATGACGAACCTTGCAGACGACGTGCTCGAGCGTGCCTGGAACCACCCGAACATGATGTCGGATGCAATCACGAAGGTCTCCAAGAACGTGAAGGAGCCCTTCCTCAATCTTGCCGATGACATCTCCAAGAAGATGATTGCGCTGAGAGAGGAGGCGAAGAAGAAGTTCATTAAGGGGAAGGACATTTTCAAAGAGGCCTATCCCGACGCCTCCTTTGATTTCTCGCAGAGCTTGGACGAGGTCAATGCAGCACTGAAAGAATTCAACCTGACAGGCGTGAAGCCGCCTCTGAATCCCGCCGGCAAGGCTATCCTGAAGAAGGGGACAGCCCCGAAGGGAGTTGTCTTGTCTCAGGGGCAGGCGGAGCCTCTCGTGAAGAAGGAGGTGGACCTCCTGCAGCAGGTGATCACGAAGCTCACAGAGGCGAAGAAGTACTCCGTGGATGACGGCATCGATCTCCGCAAATTCTTCGGCCGTATGTACGACGAAGTAGAACTCTCGAACACGGGAGGTCCGAAGTTGTATCACAAGATCCTCACGAGACTGAAGGGCATTGCAGACGAGAAGATCATGAAAGCGATGCCTACCGAACTGAAAGATGCCTACAAGGCGTACGCTCAGTCCGCCATCATGCAAGACACCTTCGGAAGGAAGTTCATTCAGAAGGTGGGCAATAAGAAACTCACGTCCGACCAGGCCTCCACGTTCCTCAAGTCTCTTGCCGGAAAGAACAGGGGAGAGAGACGGAGGATCGTACAGGAACTCGAAGAGCACCTGGGAATGGACATTACGAACCAGGTGCAGTTCATTGAAGACGCACAGAAGCTGATGCAACTGTTCCCAGAAACAGGACCGAGAACCGCAGATATCATCCGCTCATTCCTCGTCAGAGGGGCTGCGAGCGCAGCGCCGGTAATTGGCGGCCTCCAAACAGGAGTAAATGGGGCGATTCTAGGAGGAATTGGCGCTGCTGGAATGATGGCTGCGACGTCCCCCGTCGTGGTTGGGAAGGGGGCGATGCTCGGGGGGAGATTGGCTCAAAGCGCCGGGGGGAAGGCTCTTACAAAACTTCTTGAAAAGGCTGCCCCTGCTGAAAAAGCAGCAATCTTCGAGTTGCTGAATTCAATAACAAATTAATCCCTGTGCCTCTTCTTATAGTCGTCCCAGAAGTAGATACCGCCGATAAGAAACGAGAGCGCAATTCCAAGCCACATACCAACAACTTACGCCCATCCTCATCAGTCAACAAGCCTTAACCTGCCCTCTACCGTAAAACACCGAATTCTGTTATATCCTTAATTAATAACAACACACAAACATGCAATCCAATGATGAAATTTTGGCTCTGGACGCTGACGTCCTGACCGCCGCCTACTCAGGGGCTACTTCTAGCGCCTATGAATTCCGCTCTGCAAACGGAGTGACGATTCATGCTAAATACGCACCGCATGCGTCTTCCGCCTCCGCAACGTGCGAATTCCAAGTTGAAACGAGCACGGACGGCACCACATGGGACCCGTATGGAGAGTGGGCGGTGACGGCCGGTTCTGGTGTCTTCACCGAAACGACCTACGGAATCGTACAGGCCAAGCCGAATGTCACTCTCGTCCTCGACAACCTGAAGGCCCGCTGGATCCGAGTGAAGGCGAAAGAATCTGCGACGACGGACAGCTTCTTCGGAGCCGTAACCATCACGCTCTACCCGCACTCCGGTCACGTCTGCTGCTAATTCCCCACGACACACATGTCCAATGTAAAAAAGGTAAGCCCCGACGTGCAGATTGTGACGAAGGAGGTAAAAGTACCCTCTCGGCTTGCTGACGATCCACGCCCAGCACTGGCAGGGGATCTGATCGCCAGCGGCTTCTCCATCCGGGAAGTCAAAGACATCAGCTCCACGACCTACAATGGCGTGAAGCTCTTCGACTACATCGTGGAAGCGCTCACGGAGCTGCGAGACTACGTTCTCCGTGTCTGCGCCCCCACGAAGCACACGCACGAGAAGGGGGATGTGCTGGGGCTCAAGGAGGAGATTGAGTCCGCAATTGCGCAGTCCAAGAGCAGGGAATCACATGCGGAGAAGTTCCATGTCCATGAGCCGAAGGACGTTGTGGGCCTGAACACGTTCGTAAAGGACGTGGTCTACTCCCTCGGCCTCTCTCACGACAGCCACGACCATCCGGAGATTACGTCGGTCCTCCAGGAGATCCGGGAGGGGCTTTCTAAGAAGGCAAGCGATGAGAGAGTGCAAATGGCAGAGGCCCGCCTGGCTGCATACTGGGACACCCTTACAAGAAACGGTGTAGAGAGCCGAGAAGCGCTTGGAGATCTCTCAGCCAGAGTTAGAGAAGTTGAGAAGTCCATCCCCGTCCTTCCCGAAGAGACTGTCGAAATCACGAGAGAGATTCAGGGAGGCACCTCCCGCATCCACGTGCCCCGCAAGTGCGACGGCATGAAGATCGTAGAGGTGGTTGGCATAGCCCTTCAGAAGAGCGGCGCATGTGCGGTCTCGTCTTCCAAAAACACTGGAGACACGGTCGCCATGGATGAACTCATCACTGTCGAAGTCACTGCTCCTTGCTCCGTCCGCTTCCTCTTCAAGCGTGCCCAATAAGACTGAGGCATCAGAAGAGGCAGTCACGATCTACTTCGCCGAAGGGGACTCCACGTACATCATCGTCCCCCTCATCAACAGGGCCTTCACGGCTTCGAGCTCCGATGCGAAAGGGGAAGAGGTCCCGGTCAATGTGCGAGACAAGGACGGCACCAGTCTCGTGAGCCTGGCTCGTACAGATGTCACCTTCCCGGTCACCGTGACCTTCGAGAGAAATATCGACTCCCAACACATCTCATGAATACGAAATACACACACCCAGACACGCTAAAAGGAGAACTCCTCAACATCCTCAAGGACAACGAGGCGGAGCTCAATAAGCTGAAAATTAAACTCGCCATCGCAACGAGGCTCCTTCAGTCGAAGTTCCAATCTACGAAGACAAAGGCTGAGGCAGAGGTTGTGGAGACGGAGGCAAAAATAGAAAGCATCACGTTCCTCATCGAGGAAATGGAGAAGGTCGTGGAGAAGCTCTAAACACCAACACCAACACCAATGAGCATTAACCGGAATCCAACACCGCACCACGTCCTCAGTGGCGGAGCCAATACCGGCACACAGAGTGTCGTTTCCGGTATCAGGGAGAGCCTGGGGGCAGGAGCCCTGCAGCTCACCGACCTCGGAGAGTTAAAGGTCTTCCTGACGGGCGGAGCGGGGTCCGGAGGCACGTCCATGACGGACGACGCCGCTTTCACGGTCGGAAGCGGGGCTATCACCCCCGCCGGCGGTATTTACCGATCCACGAGGGACTCCGTAGACGATGGTGATGCAGGAGCCTTGGCCATGACGCAGAAGAGAGGCCTCTACACCACGATCGAGACCCCGACAGGGGATTCAGCGATGGACGACACGAACGATGCCGTTCGAGTGAATATCGTCGCAGGATCCTCGTCAGGGACGGAGTACACCGAAGACGCAGCGGCAGCAGCGAACCCCTCTGGGGGAATGGCGATGGCCGTGCGTGCGGACTCCCTGGCAGGCGTCACAAGCGCAGACGGGGACAACATCGCCCTCCGGGCCACTGACAAAGGAGAGGTCTACGTGAAGCACGTGGATGCACTCACGGTTACAGGCGTCTCCACCAGCGCCAAGCAAGACACCATCATCGGCCATGTCGATGGGATCGAGGGGCTCCTCACGACCATCGATGGGGACACCGGAAACATCTCCACGAAGGTCGACACGCTCGCAGGAGCGGTCTCCGGCACGGAGATGCAGGTCGATGTCCTGAGCTCAGCGCTCCCCACAGGAGCGGCAACAGCAGCGAAGCAGCCGGCCTTGGGAACGGCTGGCACGGCCTCAGCCGATGTCATCACAGTGCAGGGTATCGCATCCATGACGGCCCTGAAGGTTGATGGATCCGCAGTTACGCAGCCTATCTCCCATGGAGCTCTCACGGAACTCGCTGCAGCCATCAACTCAGACAAGCTCGACATCAACATCAAGACCTCCGACATCTCCTTCGGAGGGACGTCAGCTGCAGACGATGCGGATTTCACGGACGGCACGACCCCCGGCACACCTGCCATGGGTGTCTACGAATCGTCTCCTTCATCCGTCACGGACGGAGATCTGGGTGTGGTGGGGATCACGGAGACTCGCAGACTCAAGACCTCTGCCACCATCGATGCGGCTCTACCAGCAGGCACGAACAACATCGGTGACGTGGACGTTCTCTCGTCTGCTCTCCCCACGGGGGCTGCGACGAGTGCGAAGCAGGACACGATCATTGGTCACGTCGACGGCATTGAGGCGTTACTCACGACGATAGATGCGGACACGAGCACTCTTGCCGGCGCTGTCTCAGGTACGGAAATGCAGGTGGACGTGATCACGATGCCGACGGTCACCGTCCAGGCCACGAACCTCGACATTAGAGATATCGACAAAGCTTCCGACGACATCCTCGTTTACGCCAACACGGCGAAGGATGGATCGGGGACTTCGTATGTACCTCTTGTCGATGCGGACGGACACATCCAAGTAGATGTCCTCTCCGGCGGGGGAGGGGGGACGCAGTACACAGAGGATGCGGCAGCGGCAGGGAACCCCGTGGGCACCGCCCTGAACCTCATCCGTGCAGATGCACTCGCCGGAGTTACCTCGGATGATGGGGACAACGTGGCTGCCCGTGGAACGGATAAGGGTGAGCTCTACGTAAAGCATGTCGATGCGATCCCTGTAACGGATAACGGCGGGAACATCTCGATTGATGACGGGGGGAACACGATCACGGTTGATGGCACAGTATCAGTTTCCGGGGTTGCGACAGCCGCTTCGCAGGCGCAGCAAATCGCCGCAGAGGAAGCCATTCAGACCTCTGTGGAGCTGATTGACGATGCGATTAAACAAGACGATGCCGCATTTACGCCGGCCACCACAAAGGTGATGATGGCGGGCTTCGAGTTCGATGATGGAAGCCCCGACTCAGTTGACGAAGGGGATGCGGGGGCGGCTCGCATGTCGGCGAATAGGAACATCTACACGACCATCCGTGACGCTGCTGGCAACGAGAGAGGCGTCAATGTGAACGCCAGCAACCAGCTGGCGATTGCGGGCCCGGTTACCAATGCAGGAACCTTTGCCGTCCAAGTAGACGGCTCCGCCCTCACGGCCCTGCAGCTCATTGACGATACTGTCGCCACACTCGGCACAACCACGTACACAGAGACGACGACGAAGGGGAATGTGATTGGCGCAGTCCGCAGAGACGCAGACACCACCCTCGTCGACACCACCAACGAGATCGGCCCTCTCCAGATGGACGCCAACGGGCGTCTGAAGGTGGAGATCTTCGACAGCGGTGACTCACACTCCGTCGACTGGAACGGCTCGCAGCCTGTCACGGGTTCCGGAACGGCAACGGGTGCGCTCAGAGTTGAGCTGCCCACGAACGGCACGGGCGTCATCTCCACCGTTACCACGGTCTCTACCGTTTCCGCTCTCGGAGCAGGCACCACGGGCCCGATGAAGGCGGAGGACGTTGCCTCTGCCGCAGGCGATCAGGGCGTTGCCATCATGGCTGTTCGACAGGATCTCCCTATCGCCAACGCAAGCGTCTCCAACGACGGTGACTATACAACGCCGATCGTTGATAACTTCCGCAAGCTTTGGGTTGCCGGAACGGTCCCCGAGGACGTCGCACACATCGCTGGGGAAGCCCTCACCGTGAACGGCGTTCGCAGAATCGACACTGCCGCCACGAGTGCCGGTACCTCCGGGGACTGGGCAACAATGGATGCCTCTGCCGAAGGAGCCATCTGGGCGACTCTCACACCCACAACCACGAGCGGATGCTCAATCTTCCGTTCCATCGATCTCGATGAGTCGGAGGAAGAGGTGAAGGCCACCGCAGGAAACGTCTACGGCTACTACATATTCAACGCCGCAGCCTCGATCCACTACCTGAAATTCTACAACGCAACCGCAGCGAACACGACGGTCGGGACGACGACTCCGGTGATGACTTTCCCGATCCCCGCAGGGGCTGCAGCTCACGTCGGCTTCCCGTACCCCGTGTCTTTCAGCACCGCTATCTCGGCGGCTGTGACAACCGGCCTTGCGGATAACGACACCGGAGCCCCCGCTGCCAACGCCTGCATCGTGAACATCTTCTACAAATAACAATGGCCATTGCCCGTGATGCCAACAGCACAGGGACGAGCGTTGGTTTCAACTTAACCTTCTCTCACACGTGCTCCGGATCGGATCGGATTCTCTTGGTGGGCATCACCACGTACGCAGGGGCGGGAGGGGACAACGTCTCTACCGTGACCTACAACGGTGTCGCAATGACTCGGATCAACACGGAGCAGGCGGGAACGTCGACACCGAGAGGATATCTCTACTATCTCATTAACCCGAGCACGGGAGCGAACGACATCTCCATCAGCTGCCCGGCGTCGGGAACCATCCTCGCCGTTTCCTCGTCCTACACAGGAGCGAAGCAATCAGGACAGCCGGACGCCGAGAACTCCAACTCCCTCACGACGGGCACCTCCCAGACGGAGTCGGTGACGACCATTGATGATAACTGCTGGCTGGTAGGTTGGCTCATCACCAACAACGGTTCCAACCCCACAGCAGGAGCAGGAACCTCCATCGTCTTCAACGAAACGGCCTCCGGCCAGACGAACAACACCTTCATCGACAGCAACGGAGCCAAGACACCGGCAGGCTCACACTCACTCAACATCACCTGGACGGGCTCGACGAGAAACGCCCTCATGATCGCATCCATCGCCCCGTCCGTCGCTGCGGCTGCCCCTCGCCGCCTTTTACTTCTTGGAGTCGGCACATAACCCAAATATAGACATGGACCATCCGGAATACACAGACAGAGAGCTCATCCTCCTTACCAAACAAAGTGTCGACGCCCTGAGCGGGGAGATGAAGGAGATAAAAGTTACCCTCGATGAGAAGTTCGCCACGAAGGGCGAATTGAAGAACCTCGAAGACAAGATCCAGCCTTACATCAGCACCATGAAAGTGGTGGGGGGAGTGGTGGTCGTGGGGATCATCACGGCTCTCCTCAGTCTCGTTCTCATCAAGTAATGAGCGTCATCAATCCTCTCGCCGGCAAGGACGGAAAGGACTTCCGGATCATGCAGCGGTTTCACACCCCTGTGAGCTATACGGCGAGCGGTATACATGGCGCTCTCGATATCGCCCCCAAGGCTCCGGGAGAGAAGGGGATTGTGCTCAAGGCTGCCCACGAGGGGTATGTGAAGGTGGGGAAGGATAAGGATCTGGGCAACTACATCAGCATCATCTCTCAGCCCTACACCGTAGAAGGGGAGAAGCGAAAGAGCATCTACGCCCACCTTGAGAAGGTAGGGGTGAAGAGCGGGCAGTTCGTCCACATGGGGGATCCCGTGGGGGTGATGGGCACGACAGGCTTCTCCACAAACGTCCATCTCCACTGGGAGTACTGGGTGCTGAAGAAGGGGCGATGGGTGCTCACGAACGTGGAGCCTTACATTGTTTATTATTATTCCTAACACACACATGTTTTCTCAGTTCTGGTTTAACCACAAAGCGAAGATCATCTCCGGCTTCAAGACCCTTGTCATTGTCGGCGTCTCTGCGGGCCTCGTTGCGGTCCTTCAGAAAGTAGACGCTGTGGACTTCGGTCAATACGAAGAAGTCGCCACGGTCGTCATCGCAGCTCTCCTCAAGACTCTTTCCAAGTTCAGTTCCAAGCTATGATATGGACGTCCTCAATGAAGCGGCTCTCGAGCACAGCGCAAAGATCACGAGAGCCAAAAGCCAATGCGAAGAACATTGGGAGGCGGCAGTAGAAGACGCTCAGCGGGTGTTCAACAGAGCACTCACTGAGACAGCAGCGGAATCCTGGAATGTAGGCCTCCAAACTTTGGTAGGCCTTTTTCAGGACTACGACCGGGCGCACAGATAATCAGCGCCTCTTCGCCCCTCGACCAACCTTTCGGCCTGTCAGCGCCCTCTTTGTCGGGGCGAGACGTCGTCTGGCCGACTTGCGGGGTGTTTTGTAGTTACTCATCAGTGCGCTTGGGAAGGGGCAGAAGGGGAGACTCCCAGAAGGGCGTAGAGACGGATGAGCTGCTCGGTAGTGATCTCATTACGTGCGAAGGCCTCATCCGCCTCAAAGGCCGCCTCCTGAGCGATGCGAGGCTTCTCGGGAACGAACGGGTGATCATGAATGATTTCAGCTGCTTCGAGCATGTCTTCGTAGTTGCGATCCATGATTTCGTATATACATCTTTTTCCCCGCTGCGTCCATAGAGGGAAATTGAAGTTTGTGGCCTAATCTGCTACCTTCGGATTGTGAGATGTCTCACACCGTTCTTCTCACACTCAAAGACCGTAAGCATGCTGAGAAACTGGCAAAGAAGAGAGTCCAAGCCAAGCCCAAGCACATCCGCTTCAACGATTCGGGCTACCACGACAATCCCCACCGCTGGTACCCCCACATGATCGGGCTCCTCGGGGAGATGGCCTTCTCGAAGATCACGGGGATGCCCATCAACGAGGAAATCTATGCAGGAGGGGATAGGGGAGACTTCGGCACGCTGGAGATCAAAACGAGGATGTGCAAGGACAGAAACCCTCTCCTCATCGTAAAAAAGAGGGAGTGGGAGCGGAAATCTCCCAAGCGCTACATCCTCATGAGACTAGACCCCAGCCAGGAAGAGGCGGAGGTACTGGGGTGGATTTCGAGAGGGGAGTTCGATGAGCTGAAGTCCCCGCTCTTTTTATACGGCAGGGAGGTGTATACGGTACGAGCAACGCAACTGCGCCAGTTCAGGCCCCGGAAGAAGGCAGGGTGACCTTCGGGAGATGGGGGTCGTAATGGAACTTCTTATGCGTCTCTCTGAGCTGCGGGTTCGTCACATGGGTATAGATCTGGGTTGTCGAGAGATCCGCATGCCCCAGCATCTCCTGCACGCTACGCAGGTCCGCCCCGTTACTCAAAAGGTCGGTGGCAAAGGAGTGGCGCAGCGTATGGGGCGAGGGGGAGCAGGTGATGCCCGCCTGACGGGCGTACTTCTTCACCATCTGATTGATCCACTGCCGGGAGAGGCGGTAATCCTCCCCTTTAACAGGATTCCACGCAGCAGACCCGAGCCTGCGAATGAAGAGGGCGGGGAGCTGGTCGATCCGCACCGAAAGGTAGTCCCGTAACGCCTCCGCACAGGATGGGGAGAGGAAGACCACCCGCACCTTCCCTCTCTTGCCCCGAATGCTCATCTCACAGCTCTCGAGGTTCACGTCATCCCTATTGAGGAGGCGAAGCTCCTGGAGGCGGAGTCCTGTTGAGAAGAAGAGGTTGAGCATGGCTGCGTCCCGCATTCCCTCTCTTGTCATCCTGTTGGGGGCCTCGATGAGGCGCTGCATCTCCTCTTTCGAGAGGAACTTCACGTGCCGCTCCTCCTCGTGGAACAAGGAGATATTGTCAGGCGAGTACACAATGGCGCCCTCCTCCCGGATCAGGTAGCGAAGGAAGGCACGGAGGACGGTTAAGTGGTGGTTCTTCGTCCGAGTAGACAGCCGCCCACCGGTTCTCTTCTTAAACTCATGCAGCTCCCCCTTGAAGTTCCGCACGACCTCTTTGCTGATCTCCAGCGGGGAGGAGACCCCAATGTGCTTGCAGACGAACGTGAGGGAATCGGCATAGCTCAGGACCGTGAGCGGGGATCTATTCTGCTCCGCCTTCAGGAACTGCAGGTATCTCTCGATAGCTTGCATGAGAGGATTTGATGGTATAATCATAGAACTCAGAATGATCCTCGGGGTGGACAGGGGAGTCAACATGTTTTGGAGAAGACATATTGTGGTGGGAGGGGTCGTCCTGCGGGGTTACCCTGAAGTGCGCAGTATCCACGCCTCAACGTGGAATGAAGTAGCCGGCCCCTCCCAACGGTTAGGAAGATGGGGGAGTCGCAGGAGGGGGACGGGCTTATGGAATGTTGGGATCTGTCTAGGGCTTGGTTTACATAATGCATTTTATGTTAACATTATTTCAAATGCAAGGGCATTTCAGTCAACAGGATGGTCTCTCTACAGCCGAGCTGCTTTTGCCGTTTCCTCTCGTACATATCTCCTCATTCGTACGCACGAATAATCATTCATATGATCAACACTCATCGGATCACCACTCGAGAGTTTTCTACCGAGATGCATTCGGTTTCCCACCTCTTCATCTCCCATCCCCGACTTCCCCGCTCTGAGGAAAAAGTTAGAGCGAACCCCATAAAAGTCCGTGGGGCAGGCTAGTCGGAGTCGTCCGAGAGACGATCTCGCGTTATAGGGCATTTATAGAAGAAGTGCCAAAATACCTTAGAGAAACGGCCTATACAGTAAGAATACTGAAATCCGGTCGGGGAGCAGCTCCTAATACTTAACATAAACGCCCTTCGAAACGAGCTCGGTATCCACCGTCCTGTGGAAAACTCTTCCAAGGGGCTGTCGAATCCGATCGACACTCTTAGGGTTCGAGAATTCGGATGCCGGTAATCCGCTCGAACGTGAAATGCAGGATTCCCAGTGCCTCGCGCACCACGCTGTAGACTTCGAAGCGTCTCGTCGCCACGCGTGAGGCCGGATGCGTGGCAACAGGCCAACCGTCCACCCAGGCAATGTAGGAGATCCGAGCCAGATGATAGCGATCACTGATCGCCACGATATCGGAGCAGTCGGAAGTCAAGTTTTGGGTCAGGGCGATATTCTCCTCCGTGGAGTGTGAATTCGTCTCCATCATCACATCCGACGGCTTCACGCCTTGTTGCACCGCGAAACGGCGCATCACCTGCGCCTCACTTTCCGGCATGCCGTCTCCCCTGCCGCCGGTGACGAAAATGCGCCGCAATTGACCGTTCTTGTAGAGATCCACGGCCGTCTGCACCCTTCTGGTAATCCCCGGCCCCGGCTGGGATAAGACCACCGCGCCGCTGGCGTCCTTGGCCGAGGGCCAGACCGCGGCTCCGAAGACCACGCCGCAGTCCGCAGGGAAATCGGCGGAACCGTCGAACTGCGACACGACGAAGAGGAGGACTGCGCCGAAGGTGAGCGCGGCGAGTGCAACCAAGCCCAGGACTGTCATCCAGAAGAAACGCCAAAGTCGACCGATGCTCGGCATCACTCGATGGAGATGGAAATATGCGAAGGAATGTCGGGCAACGTGTTTCCCCAGGGCGGCCAGAGGCTGATTTCGGCTTTCTCCACTTCGGGCAGGTTCTTCACGATCCGCAGGGCGTCCTGCTTCGACTCCCCTGTCACGGCGTCGCGGATTTTCTTCGCGAATTTGGCTCCCGGCGGCGTCAACGGATCCAAGATGTACTGTTCCGTGGCCGTCAGTTCTACCGTGGACTTGATCCAGGAGAGATCATCGGCGTAATCGAACACACGCAGCTCAATGTGATCGACGTTCACCGTGTCCTCGATGATCTTCTTACCGTCGGATACGTGCGCCATCAGATCGGTGCCGACGATGTCCAGTATGGATTGGGCGTCGTACGCCAGGACACGGTAGATCAGCGTTCCCTGCGCGGAAATGGAACTTACGGGCTGATTCAACTGATGCGTCGGCAACACGAAACCACTGTAGGTCGGCTTCACCAATTGGTCGTAGGAGAGCAGGCGGAGCTGCCGCGTGGGATCGCGCTGATTCATCTGGATGAGCTCTTCCTGCACCAAACTCCTCGCCTCCGCCAGCAGCTCCTGCTCCAGGCGCTTGCGAGCCAAGTCGAGATCGCCCTGCTGCAATACCGTGCGATAGGCGGTTCTACCTCCCGTGGCGGCCACCCGGTTCTCGCCGTAGATAACCTTCTGGAGCTCGGCATCGAGCGCCGGAATCGTCCACTTCAAACCGGCAGGAACATTTCCGCGCTCTCCGATGATTTCGTTGAACATGTCTTCATCCTCGGCTTTGGAAGGGACGGCCATCTTCCCCTGCGGCGGCACGGTCGCCCTCTTCGTGATCTTGAACACCATCCCTGCCTGGTTCACGAAGCGAGTCCCCTCCTTCAGTGACACTTCCTCGTCCGTCTTGTTGACGACGGTCATGGAGACCTGCGCGTTGGTGCCGATGAATTGTTTGCTGATTTGATCGAACGTGATCGACTTGCGTACGGTCACGTCGATGGGTGTCAGCGGCAAGCTGCGGGCGCGGGACGGCACCGTCGCGCCGGACTGGACGAGGAAGATATTAGTGGTTTGGCTGGCGGTTTCACCTCGCGGCCAGATCCGGATTTCCGCGGACGGCAGCAGCTTGAACAGCACGAACAGGAAGAGACCGACGCTCATCAGAATCAGCGTCCAGATGCGCAGTTTCGGAAGGGAAAGCAGGCCCATGGACTGCAGACGCGACCGCCATTCCTGTCTCCAGAGTTGCGGCGAGAACAGCCGAAGAGCTTCCTTCATGGACGCATGTCCGGCGAGCGCCGTCCGCAAAGCCCGTGTGTTCTCGATAACGCGCACGCCATGCTTTCGGGCGGCCGCCGCGAGACTTTCATCGTGCGTGGCCAGGCGGATTCGCGTGCGATGTGCGCCGATCTCTTCTAGGAATGCACGACGCTGTTCCTCCCGCTGCAGTGAATCCTCCGATGCGCCGAGCACGAGCAGCACGTCACCATGCGCGTCAACGGCACGCCGTGCGAACGCCGACCATGACTCCTCTTCCTTCCGAAAGAGGACCTGGAGTTGGACGGTCATCATCGGCTGGAATAATACTAGGAATTTAGGCTCCCGTCAGGCCCGAAGCGGCACAAGTGCCGGGAGCGTTTTGCCGGCGATGAACTCCAGCATCGCGCCGCCACCGGTACTCACAAACGAGTAGGCGTCCAAGGGATAGCCGTAGCGGACGTGGAAATCCAAGGTATCGCCTCCGCCGATAATGGACACGGCTCCCTTTTTAGTGGCTGCTGCGACGGCAGTGGCGAGCTCCTTTGTCGCTCCGGCGAACGCCTCGACTTCGTAGAAACCGATAGGCCCGTTCCAGACGATCATGCCCGCCTTGGCGATGACATCCTTGTACTGCTTCACGCTGTTGGAGCCGATGTCGAAGATTGCCGTATCGCTCCCGATGCTTGTGACCGGAAGATCCTGGGTTGCGACTCCTTCTTTCGGCTCAGACGCCAGTACCGCATCCACCGGGAC